ATACTGAATAGTTGTCGACTACGCTAGTTTGTTCTTCTGATAATCGATCAGGTCTTTCTGGGTTAGTTCCTGTAATGATTCGGAACATATCTGGTTTTCGTTTTTGTTTTATAAACAGCAATGCGCTTAGCAGGCGATCAGCAGGCTCTCTGTAAAATGCATAAAAATCGTATGACATGAGTTCAGGATGTTTGTTAAACAATTCTTCATATGTAATATGATCATGTTTATTTAAATTTGTAGTATAATTGCTAAACAATTTATGAAGGGATGTACTGCCAGTTTTAGGTGCGAAAAACACGCCTATTTTGTTTAGATGGCATAATATCATTTTTCTTCCTTTACAAATAAAAAAGGGGGAGCTTTCGCTCCCCCTCAGTAGTTTTGCCTTATTGTTCTTATCAAGTCGGCAAATACTTTCCTAGCACATCAATTATTGGTTGATGTTTAGAACTTCAAATCTACGATAGTAGAAGTTTGAGTTGTTTGCTAGTGCACCTGTTCCAGCGCCTGTTGCGAATGGGTTTGCGACGAGACCATAACGTGTCTTGAAGCCAACTTTTGGTTGGTAAGATGTTGGGTCGATAGCGCGTACCATTTGTAGTGGGACGTATGGGCAATAGAACAAACCAGCGTCATAAGGAGTTGTACCCTTGTAGCCAACAACGACGTAGTCGGTGCCAGATACAGAATATGGGTCAACATAAACCTTGATGCGTCCGAACAATGTACCAGCGAAGCTGTTACCTGTGTCGTCAACTGCTAGGTTTGTGTTTCCTGACAATGCTGAGTTATAATCGAGAAGACCTGTCATTGCAAGGGCTGATGCAACGTCTGTTGAGACGATGACCATGTTGCCCTTTCCGCGACGGGTGTCTTTTGCGATTTTGTTAGCAGCTTGTTCGATGCGGAACAATAGTGACTTGTACTTCTCAACTTGCCAACGACCTGATGTGCCGTTGTTTGCTGTATCTTTTGAAAGATCAAATACAGCTGAAGAAGCGCCAGTTACACCGATGTTTGCTGTTGCATAGATCGTGCGAACAACTTCACGGTTGATTTCTGCAAGAATTTCTGTTGACAAAATGTTTGTCAATTCTGTTTCTGCGTCTAGACCATGAACTGCCTTGAGATCTTGTGCAAGTTCTAGCGTGTAGGCTGCTTGTAGACCACGTGTTTTTGCTGTAACAGCAACGCGATCGATTTGGAAGCCCATATATGCTAGTGATGTTGATAGATCTTCGAATGTGCTTGTTGCAGCGCCAGTACCTGTGTTTGCTAGGGTGACGTTTGCAATGTTTGCATTCAATGTTGCAAGTGGGTTTGCACCAGCAGAACCAGAATATGAAGTGTTTGCTTCATTATAGAGTGCTTCGCCTGTTACAGATGATGCGTTTGCAAATTGTGAACGCATTGCGAAGATCAAACCTGTTGGACCTGTCATTGGCTGTACGCCGCAAACATCATAAGCCATTAGGTTTGGTAGAGCACGACGAACCAAACCGATTAGGATTGGGTCGAAGCCAGCTACTGTTGCGCCTGATGCTGATGAAAGACCGTTTACACCTGAATTCATTGCGTTAGCAGGTGTTGCTTCCCATAGGTTTTGCATTGAACGGTTTTCTTCTTGTAGGGCACGCTCTTGGTTTTCTAGAACGAGAGCTGTTACAGCACGCTTGTATTGGTCGCTGATAGCTGGGAGTTCTGGGTGATCAAGAACTGGTGCCCACTTCTTTGCATATGTTTCGTTAATATACATGTTAGTGTTTCCTCAGTTAAATTAAATTAGGCTTTTGGAGCCGTTTTTGATAGAGCTTTTACATAATGTGCCATAATACCGTGTACTTCTGCTACTTCTTCTGGCTCTTCAACAGCTGTTTCTTGAATAGCCTTTACTTCACTTTTCACGTTTGTTTTTGTTGGGAAGTAGTTCTCGCGGATAATTGCGAGCTTATCATTAAACTCACCCTCTGTGGTGAACTCCACGCTCTCTGCGAGCGATTTCATTTTGCCAGCCTGTACTTCGGTTAGACCTTCACATGCTAGGCGAACTAGTTTTTCTTTCTTGACTACATTGACTTCTTCAGTAAGAGCGGCAATTGCTGCTTCTTTCTCTGCTACAGTTTCTTGCATTGAAGCAACTTCAAGTGCAAGTTCTTCTGCAACGTCAACTTTTTCTTCTGGGATTTCAATGTAGTGTTCTGCGAACAAATTCTTTAGACCATTGATGAAGTCACCAACGAGCTCGGCACGGAGACCTGTTTCGATAGCAACTTGGTTTTCTTCCATCCATTGCTCAACAACGTAGTTGAGATAGTCATCAACTTGCTCAGATAGTTCTAATTTGATTTGGTCGATAGCTTCTGAAAGAACTTGATCGTTTTCAGCTAGTACATCTTCAACAATCTTTTCGACGCGAGATTGAACAGCTGTTTCGAAAATCAATGTTGCTTTGACGCGGAAGTCTTCAGAGAGAGATTCGCCATTAAAAAGAGCATCAACGTCTTCCTTCATGGAACCCTTGTGCTTCTTAACCATTTCTTTCATCATGGCTTTTTTCTTTTCGTCTTCGTCTTCTTCGTCTTCTTCGTCTTCGTCTTCGTCTTCTTCATCTTCGTCTTTTGATTCAGCAACAATTTCTTCTTGCTCTTCTTCAGCAACGACTTCTGATGTTTCTTCTTCAGACTCTTCGGCTACAACTTCGCCTTCAACTTCTGTTTCTTCGGCTTTGACTGCGCCAGCATCCATAGGATTCTTCTTGAGGTTTTCTTCCTCATCGCCTACTTTCTTGGCTTTTTCTGGAGCTTTTTTCATGCCCTCAGCTGGAACACCTTCCATTCCTGGTTTTGCAGCTGGCTTCATGTTAGCAGAAGCAGCAGCACCAATGGCTGATGGTAGTTCTGTTGGTGTTTGACCGCCGAGATCTTGCATGTCAGCAGCCATAACTTGCGCTGGTTCCTTGCCTGCGTTCATTGAGGCTTTTAGAATTTCAGCAGCAGATTCTGATAATGTCTTGCTCATTTGTAAAACTCCTGAAGAGGTTAATATTATTTATAAAATTTAAAGTTTTGACAAGAAATTTTCGAATATCTTGAGTGAAATTTCGTCAATTTGCTTTTGTTTAGCAGTTTTGATTTGATTATAGTACTCATTGATATTTACTTCCTTGACCTTACCATTGTCCCAAACCCATTCCTTACCTTCCATAATGCCTTGAACAAAGGCACCTGGAGCAGATGGATCTGCAACGATATCTGCCGCTGTGGCTAGATAATAGTCATCTTGAACCACGTTGACACCGTTGACTTCCTTTAAGGATCCCATGCCACGTGAAGAGACGCCAAGAGTAGCACCGCCTTCCATTAGAGACTTAGCGATTTTACCCATTGGTGTTTCAAGAATTTTTGCTTTACCAATCCATTGATTGCCTTCTTGCTTCAATGAAGTGATAAGATGAGAAACGCGATCTAGATTTATAGATGGTGAGTCTGGATGACCCAATTCGCCGAATGCGCGTTTTTTTTGAACATATTCCTCGTTATAACGGTCAACTTCTTTTTTTAAAGTTTCTGTTTTATACATACGACCGTTGCGATTTTTCATCTCAGCAACAAGAAATGGTCCTTGAATGTAAAGGGACTTGACACCATTCTTTTCTTCGGTGATCATTTTTACTTCTTCGATTGTTTCGGTAATAAGTTTCATCTATTTTAACCCCAATGCCTTTCTTCGGCGCATTGTTCTCTTTCTACGAATCAAAGCTCTTGCGAGTTTTGCCCTTCTTTTAATTTTAGCTCTACGAGCACCTAGTTTTCTCTTTAATCTTTCACGTGGTCCTATACGAATCATCTTTCCACCACGAATCGTATAGCCCTTTACAGCAGAAAGTTTTTTTCTGCGTTGGATTTTTCCACCACGAATACGAATGCGAATAATTTTCGCACGCCCCATTTTTTGAATATTTCTATTCGGTTTGCGCGCTTCCGCAATAATTTCTCTGACTATTTGCGAAATTAAACTCATTCGTCACCAATAGTAAACTTAACTCTGCTTAGAGCAAAGTGCGCTGCTTTCTCAAATCCTTTTGGATGAGTAAGCATATCAGCAAATTTCTTTTTGTTTTTATCATTCAATGCACCATGAACCATATGAATGGCTTTTGCTGCACCATGACTGACTTTGAGCTTAGAACCATCAGCAAACTTCATATGTTTTGCTGCAGCTTTTGGTGATTCTTGTTGCGCGTAGGCAGAAACTTGTTCCAGGCTTTCCATAATATCGTTTTCTGTTTCTTCTGATTGCACACCAGGGATTACTTCTGTTGAAGTTCCGGAACCTTGATATGGGATTGTGAAGACTAATCCCATTTTATCGTTTGTATACAATGCTACGCGACGACCATCTGGAAAAATTCTAATGCCTTTTCTTTTAAGAACAAGCATAGGTGGAGGATTAACTTCATTTTTTAAAATAGATTCTGAAATTTGTTCTCCATCTAAAATATCGTAACTATTATTCATTAAATTTTTACGAAGAGCCATCAAAGATTGTGTTGATTGTAAAGCAGCACCTGACATTGCATCTTGATATTTTTGAATAATATCACGATGTGGTTTAGATAAACGAGCAATATCACCCACTTTTTTATGTCGTGCCATTGCAATGCGAAGCATAGGTAATTCGCTGGTTTTTAAAAGACCAGCTCTAGCTAACATTGCAATTTTAGGAGCGTTAAGATCCTTAGCTTGCACTGGAGGCTTCGACTTCGTTAACGACTTCATTTGAGTCGGTTGATTCTCCATCGACGCTTCCTTCAATTTATGTCTCAACATTTGTAGGTTCATCTATTTCTACTTCTGTTTCTGGTGCTGTTATTAATGATGATGCGACTTCAACTTTTTTAACTTCTAGAGCATCACCCACCTTATCTGCTATAGCTGAATTAAAAGCAGCCATAAAACTTTCTTTATCACCTGCTATAGCAGCATCTACAATCTTTACACTGTCCATAAATTTCTCCAATTATTATTTAGTTTAATTCTGTATTAAATGCGTCATTCACATCATTATTGCTAATTTGTGCATTTTTCTGTTGCATATTTGCTTGACTTGATGGAGCGGTAATATTAGATGCTGTAAGATTTGCGGTTGGAGCATTTTCTACAGATTCTTCTCCGCTCATTTCTTCAGCTATCTCAGTTTCCATACGCTCAATACCTTCTTCATCAAATTGAAGAACGTGTTTTTTGACCCATGCTTTAGAAAAGTATGTTCCAACATATGGATCGATTTGATTCATAAGTTGTAATCTGGTCGCCATCAACTCAGCTTCCTTCAATTCAGTAAAATTGTTATCCTTGAGGAAATCATAATGAATATATTCTTTCATTTCTTTCCATTCGTCGATTGAGCAAACACCCTTTAGGGCTAGTTGTCTTTGCATCAATTCGTCGAATAGAGTGCTAAATTTAGATCTTAAACGTTCAACGAATTTACTGAATTTTAATTCATCTCGTGTAATTTCTGCTGTTCTACCTAGACTAAATCCTTGCTGCGGCAGTAGTCTTGAAACAGGCACATTTAAAGACTTATATAACTTTTCTTCAAAGTATTTTACATCGCCCATTTCACCAAGTTGTTGCCCTGGTGGCAAAGTTGTAATTTCAGTTGATTTACCTTCGCCACGACGAGGAATCCAGAAATCTTCCATCATTGACATAAACTTACGATCGTCTTTGACTTCGCCTGTAGCAGAGTCATAAACAACTTTGTTGCGGAATTTAGTCATGATATCGCGGAGATATTGTTCTGCTTTAATTTTTGGCATATTACCAACGTCAATGTAGAACACACGACGTTCTGGAGCACGAGAAAGGCGATAAATTACCACAGCATCTTCAACCATTCTTAATTGATTGAGTGGTTTGATTGCTTTATGTAAATAGCCCAAAACAATACTTCTTTTGGCGTCAGAAAGACCAGAATTAATGTTTACAATAGCATCTGGCGCAATTTTAACTGAGGCGTCACCGACTGATGAAACTAAATTTTGACCTTGAGTGTTGATTTTATCATTATAAACGTAAAATTCTTGAATGCCCGCAATAACTTCTACACCCGTTCTTTGATCTTTTTTCTTAATTAGATTTCTAACTTTTTTGATTTTACGCGGATCAATATAAACTAATTCTTGAATCCCTAGACGTGGTTGTTTTTCATCAAGTAAAACTTGATAGAATAATCTACCATCAATATACCAGTTACGAAAAATATCATTTCCAGAATTAGAAAAATCTAGCAAGCGAAGAACATTGGCGAATTCTTCGCGAATCATATCTTTAATATTATCTGGTTGTTCTAAATCATCTACTATGATAGACACTGATTTACCTGAAACGTCATGAACAATGGACTCATTAACAATGTCATCAACTGCAGATTCTAGCTCAGGTTGCATAGACATCTCACGATATCTAGTTACTAAATCAGCCTCAGTTTTAAAACTAGCTTCAAGATCTAAATATGTCCCAAAGTATCCACCTGATGTAACACTGATAGCACCATCATCTGAAATGGGCGCTGAGATTTGAGGTTGAACTTGATCAGAAGTTTTTTTTCTGACTAATTCAAATCCGAATAGATTTATTGCCATGCATTACTCCATCATAAAGAAGGGGGAGGATTTTCCTCCCCCGCATCAAATTAGCCCAAAGGACCGAGTGAAGAAGGAATTGGTGAACGAGCTGTTCCTTCGACCCAGTACTGATAGCTGAATGTCACTGAGTATTCTTCGATTGTGTCGTTTGAACCCCAGTCTAGATCGATTGGAGCAACATCGGTTGGGAACATTCCAACGAACTTGTATTCTTTGATGATGTTACCATCTTTTGAATATTGCTTCACAAGCGCATCAACGGAATATTCTTGCGTTGTAAGTGCTGAGCGAAGGTTTGTTTCGTTGTCATTGATTCCACGAACCCAAGCATCCATGGCGTTGCGAATGATAAAGTCTTCATCGTTTAGAATGCTTACTGTCCAATCAGCAAAGGTACGATTTCCAGCAACTTTTACTTCGCGACCGAAGTATTGAACTGGAACGATACCTACTGTTGATCCTGGCAATTGAGCAGTCTTCACCATGAATGAGGACTTTACACTTGCTGTCAATCTGTTTGTGACGTAAGAAGGAAAGTTCAAACTTACTTCAAACAGATTAGGACGCGCACCGTCACCTTGGAGCTGTGTACGAAATTGATTTACGTTAAAAGCCATTGTGTGTTTCTCCTGACTTTATCTATTTATTAGAAGCGTCCAACGATTTCGTCAAAGGAAACACCAGTTCTTACAGCAACAAAGTTCAACTGAATATAGTTGATGGCTTTAGCTGGTTTGATATAGATGTCGCCGATGAATTCGTTGCGGTCAATAACTTCTGGTGTATTGTTTGTTTCATCGCAAACAACACGGAAGTCATAGATACCGCGACGACCTTGGACGAGTCGTAGGAATGGCTCTACTAGGTTGACGAACTGAGCGCGTGTAAACTCATCATTGAACTCAAACAATTGAGCTCTTGCGGCGCGCGCAATAGCTTTTTCGAGAACAATAAAGAGACGACGAACGTTAATGCGATCAAAAGCAGATGGTTTAGACAATAGCGTCTTATCACCAAAGAGAACAGTACCTTCTCCTGGGAAAGAAACAACTGGGTTAATTCCTGCTTTATACAACTCATCGCGTTGTGCTTTATTTGGATTGAAAGCTAATTTTACAACATTGCGTAGTTGACCGCGATTGAATCCAGCTGGTGAGAACCATGGATCACGATCAGCATCGGTACGAGCGCAGAGACCAGCAACGTCACCGTTACATGGAATCCAACGATATAGATCGTTATATTTGTCGTATTGATACTTCCAACCGCTATCCATTACTGCGAAGGAGCTGGATACGTTTGAAAGAGCATTGTTACGATAGTTGACAACTGCAGTTACAGGGTCAGCAGCTTGAACATTTGCTAGGGCTGGTGATACAAACGCGACGCAGTCGCGACGACCAGCAGCTAGAGTAATTGTATTTGCTGCTACTGTTTGGCTATGTCCACCTGCCATCACTAGGCTGATGTCAACGTTATCAGATGAAGCGAACTGAGCATAAGCAGTTTGAACATTACCATCTACTACAGAACCATCAGTACCTTGTGTGAAGGAGATAGTAAAATTGCTTCCTTCGAATAGGTGATCTGAGTTTGCTGCTACACCCCATGTTGCGTTATTTTGACCCATAGCATAGACGTAGCGAGAGTTGCGATAAATTACATCGCGGTAATATAAGCTAACACCAGATTCATCCTTAGCATTTGTTGCTTTTGAAACGTTGGCGAATCTTTCTAGAACTGTATTTGCAGTTCCTGAGATAGAGCCATCTTCGTCAACAACAGCAATATGCATCTCATCATTAGCAGCAGTATTTGCATTTCCTTCTGCCCACACAGAGGTGCCTGGAGCCTTATCAAAGTAGATATGATATCCACCTGTGTTAGCTGCGTCGAAACTTGCAGTATTAGAATCAGCAATAACTGCTATTTTTAGCGAGTTACCCAAAGATCCTGGATAGCGTGCAGCAAAATAAAAATCTGCACTTGATGCAGTGAAGTGATTGTTGAAATAATCTTCTTCGTTTTTAACTGTAACGTTTGCACCACTGGAGCTAACGTTCAATGTTACTGCTGAATTTAGAGTTGCTGCAGCTGCACGAGATACAAACAAACTGTTGCTGTAAGACAAAAAGTTTGCTGCAGTGAAAAAAGTTAGATAAGTGTCTGCATTAGGTTTGCCAAAAAGTTCTACGAGTTCGTCTTCAGAAGAAACGAGACGTGGAACATCTACTGGACCCCATTGGAATCCGCCTGCAATCGCTCCAGTTGAAGTGGAAACGGCAGGAACAACTGTAGTTGCGTCAACTTCGGTTACATTCACACCTGGTGATACTTGAAAAGCCATGTTTTTGCTCCTATAAATGGAGATTTAAGAAATCTACGAATTATTTAGTAAAATCCTATTTTTCACTTGTCAACTATATTCCAAACAGCTCCATCAGAAATAAACGTCTTATTGGGGTTGTCTATCTCATCATGCCCAGCTAAAAAGTTGGGCAACGATTCATCTTCAATCTGTTTCAATTGCTCTTCGTAGAGTTTTTGCTTGATATTTGTATTGGTCAAATCGGCAAAAAAGGCTTGATTTGTTGTCCAAGCAAATAACACTAAACACATAACTAAGTCGTCATGAGAGCCATCTTCTGCTTCAAAGCTACTTCCTTTAGATATAAAGGTAGAAAACTCTGCTATAGTATCAAAATCTTGTATAATGAGTTTTTGATTTTCAATGAGGTGTTTTAAATTGGAGCATCCAAGTCGTTTCACGGATTTAGTAGTTCGTATCCCTCGTTGAGATTTATTTCCATATCCCCATGTAAGGGAAATTTTGTCTTTTTTACCCTTTGCTGCGATGGTAGAAAGAATATTCTCATAATCATAGTCTTCAAACAACGTATCAACAACTTGTTGACCGTTATCATTAATTTCTATTAAAGCAAATGCATTGTTATAGTATTCGCCAACTTTTTTAATAATTCCTGGGTACACTTGAGGACTCACATTGTTATCTTTATAAGTAGCCACAAGTTTATATGGGATTGAAGTCACATCGATTACTGTAAAAGCAGAGTAATCTAAACCTTTGCCGCGAGAAGTATCACAAACTATAATGTAGCTACGATTTTCTGTTGGCTGCTGATAAATTTTTACACCAATATCCGATGAATGTAGAGGAGTTACGAATGCAAGAGACTTGAGAGCAGCTGCTGACAACAAAGTTCCAGCCGAGCCCATGAACTCGCATTCCATTTCTTGCGAAAACTTTTCTTCTCCAAGAATGCGTCTTTGATCATCTGCCCATGATTGATCGCGCCCTGGAACCTGACGCCAGTTTGCTTCAATATGTTTAAATCCATTTTGTCCTTCAACAGCTTCGGTCCACATTCGATAATAGTGATTCATTCCGTTTGGAGTAGATGAAATCAAAATCTTAGACTGCGTGCCTGAAGAAATCGTAGGATAGACAGAAGTAAAAAATTCATCAGCAATATTCGTCGGAACGAATGCAAACTCATCAAGATATAGTAGCGAGATAGAATAACCACGGATGGCGCTTGACGCAGTTGATGTTGCCATGACACGACAGTTATTTTCGAGTTCAATGTCACCCTTGTTCCAAACACGAACACCTTGCTGCAACCACATCGGCAGAGATTCATAAGCAATTTTAATACGATTCAAAATTTCGCGAGCTGTTGGAGCTTTGTTGGCTAGGATCGCTACAAATTTATCTTCATTGAAAAGAATATACCAGAGGATATATCCAACAACCATTGTGGTCTTACCGACCTGACGACCTGCTTTTACTATCACACGTCGATTTTCGTTAATGTCAGTAATCGCTTGACGCTGAAAAGGATACAAAGAGATTTGAACAAAACCTTTATCGAGCGTAATGATCTTGACGTAGTTTTCGATAAAATGGATTGGGTCTTTGGAGCAACGAATGAACTCACGGATCTGATCTTCCGTGAGCTGCATTGGCATGTTCACACGCTTTAAATTGGGATTCCCAAGATAATGTTTAACTCTCGCTACTAGATTCATTCTTTAGCTTCTTCAATAGATCAGCTGTGCTTCCAACGAACACTGCTTTGTCGACATTAATATTAGTTTGAGTTGTTTGCTGCTCTTTTGGTTTTAATTCTTGCTGCTGTTTCTGAAGAATCATAAGTTTCTCTGTGACGTCAGAGAGATTCTTGATCATGTTTGCAGCAACTTCGTATGCTCTTGGATGTTGTGACTCTCGAGCAACGTCTAGGATTCCATCAAGAGCCTCGTTGCCTTTCTCGATTAGATTATAGTAATTCGCACGAGAATAATGTGCGTCTGGATCTACAGATTCGTCCTGATGAATGGTGATTGGTTTGCTATCTTCTTTCACCGCAGGAACATAATCTGTATTTAAAATTTCTGCTAGATTTTTATCTACTTCACTCATAAAACTATGTTATATTTGGAGCTTCTTCAATTGTAGTGTCAAACCCAAATGCCGTGCTAACATTAGCACTTAGTGGGTCAGGAGTAATTACTATGTTATTTAATTGACCTGCAACTTCTGCGCTAGAAACTAAATTGTAGGCTGCGTTAGAAACAGCGCCAAAAATATATTTTCCTGTGTTGAAAACTCCATTGGTATCTACTACCAATAAAGTGTTAGAGCTAGGTGTCCAAGATTCTACAAACGCAGTAGCATTTGCACTTGCAAGTGTTTTACCCTCATAAATCAATTCGCCAAATTTAAATATTCCATTTCCAGTAGAACCATCTAGAGTAAATTCTCTAGTACCAGAGAGATTAAATGTGCTATCATATGTGTTGGCTGTAGCGGTTCGTATAATATTGGCGTTTGCAACTGGACCAAACATAAAACCTTTTAATGTAAATGTTAATGTCCAAATTATCATACGAGTGGGATCTGGCAATCCCTCAGAATTTACTGTAGAATTAATCGATTGTAAAATTATAGGAAGATCTATATTTTTACCAAACCCCAAAAGATCGCCCGTAATTGTTAAATCGGGATTAAAATATGGTAAAATTTGCTCTACTATTTGTGTTCCATCTTCTACGTTGCGAACATATATGTTTAAACTAAAATCAAAATTATATGGAACAGCTCGATAAGATTTTACTGAAGTAGAATTATTTGGTGTATACGTTTCATTATAATTGCTAGTTTTTCTCAAAGGGTCATATGAAATAGAATCTAACTCAAAACTCATTCTCGGTAAATTAATTTGAACTGGCTGAGCTAAATTGGGGTCTTGAGTAATACGTGCATAAAATTTTTCTTTTTGCGCATAAGATAATGGTACTGTTACTCTTTCTATTTCTACAGTGCCTGCTTTATTATATCGTACCAATTTGATGTTATTGAAAATGGTTCCAAACGCAACAACCATTTTACGAATAGTTCTATGATAAAAATGTTGACTTGATAACATTAAGGTTCACCGAAAGGATTGCCTTCACTAAAATCGAGGAAATTATCAGCTTCTGTTTCTATACGCACATTGTCATCAAATAAATCATTTGAGTCTTCTTGAGTATTTCCGCTTAACATGCTCCAGTTAGCGTTGGAATTTACACCTTTGATTGCTTCATTGGATGCTAATATGCCCTTTATGTTACGCAATTTTAAGGTGAGGCTAGGTAGATCCCAACTAATAACATATGCAGCAGCAGTTGCATTAGCAAGCGATGATCCTTGATATACTTGTTCATCTATTTCGTACGTTCCTGTTCCACCTGAATTCATAGTAAAAGAAACAGCAAAAGACTCAACATTTTGAATATCGTCAACTTCAGACATTCCAGTATTGAAAAATTCACCATTGTATTTAAATGCTTCTATAGATAACACGTACATATATGGTGCAACTTTACCTGCTTGGAAAAAGTTTTTTTCTTCTTCTACAAATTTAATTTCCATTAATTTTTGCTGTACTGGGAGATAAATTAAATCACCTTCTTTGGGAGAATTTCTTTCCTCGCTGGAGATATATTTTTGAAATGTTCTTCTAGCAATCGCCACGCGTCCAGACTTTTGAATTTCAAGACCAAATTTAGAGAAAAATTCTTGATTACCTTCGAAGTCTTCAAAAGTTTCCAAATACATCTCTACCAAAAATGCAGTATCAAAGGATTTAACTGGATCATCACCATACAGCTCATCTACTGAAGATCTAGAAGAGCGTGGGATGTAATATACATCTATTCCATGGTTTTTAATTGATTCTATAATCAAGTCTTCTATAAGAAATTGTTCTTTTAGTGCACCTTGATTATTAAAATATACTGATGTTGCCATTAGTTTTTATCCCACAATCATTTGAGGTGGCATTTCATATGTGTCACGTAATTCAACTTCTAATTTTTCAATTTCTTCTACCGCATCAGTATAAATTTTTTCACCATTTACTACCAAACCACCTGGAAGTGTATAATTTGCATATTTGGTCAAATTTGAGCCCCATTGACGTTTAATTAATGCAGTTGTATATGACTTTAACCAAATATCATTAAATACCTTGCTATATGTGCTTTCATCTACAATTCTATTTGCTTGAAACACCACATATTGATCAGCATCTAATCTCCCAGCCCAATCCATTTGAATGTATACTCGGCTAGTTTTTTTGTTAAAGGTAAATGGTAATTCGCCCGTTACAATCATATCTAGCATAGAAAGATGCTGACGTGCGATCACATAGTAGGTGTAAGAACTTGAAAGAAGATTATAAAAATCGTTCAAACGAATTTGATAGTTGATATCAAAAATATTAAATCCTTGCGAAGCATTAGAACTAATACTGCTACCACTAATAGGTAAAACTCTAGCTATCCCGCTAATATTATCGGAAACATCGATATATCCATCGGTAATGTTATTCGCAGTTACCTGATGAGCAAGATAAATTTCTTCTGTACCATCATAGCTATATTCTCTAAATTTTTGCAACGCATCATCAACTCTGTCTTCAACCTGATCGTCGTCGAGATTAATGTCAATTACAGGAAATCCCAATTTTCTTAGACAGTAATCTTTTAATTGTGTTCTTGAAGCTGGTGATGCCATTTATAGACCCTATTAAATTGTATAACCTAAAATCACAATACTTTCACCAGCGAATGATAATCTTGTGTTTTCGGTTAAATTGAAAATGTTTGCTTGCTGCGTGTAAACTTGGTCGCCTATGCTCACTGCACCATATGCAACATGCGCAAAGTTGATATTTTTATTTAAGGTTGTATCTTCTTTCAAAATCTCAAAGTTATATATTCTAGTATTAGTCTTATTGAAGGTTGGATAAAGAGTGCACAATGTAAAATTGTTGTTGCAAATTAGCGTATTTTCTTTTTTAGGCAAATATCCTGAACCATTTTCTAAATTATGATCGCCGAAATTCCAATCAACACTATAATTGACATTGTTAGAAGAAGACATCACGTGCTCAGCGTTTCCTCCAATACAAACATATAGTGTTTCATAACATCCAAATTCAACATTATTTTCATATGCGGCAGAAAGCACTCTATTTTTACTTGGAGCTAAAAATTGTTTTTCAATAAACAATTGTTGAAAATTTTTAGATCTATAAAACTGAGAATTATCAACAAATGTTACAAAAGAAACATTAAAATCCTCGTTTATTTGGATACTAGTGCTGTTTTTTATTTGAGGTATAAGCGATGTTGAAGTTGTCATAAATGAGTACTCGTTATGCAGTAATTACAATGGTGCCTGATTCGCCAGCAGGAGTAATAGTGGAAGCATTTTTCATTAATAATGTTGTTCCAAACAAATACCAGCTTGTAATATTCGGAGAACTTTCATAAACCCCTAATTGTTCGCTTGGGTTGGCTGCAGATCTATTTACCGTAACCGAATAGCCTGTTGTTCCATGTGTCCATTGTATAGTATTCCACCAAGATCCAGTTTGATTCCCATTTACTGAAAACACAACAGCTTGATGTCCGCCAAAAACATAACTGTCATATAAACGTACAACCGTTCTAGATCCTATGGTCGCAGTTGGACTCATGCTACCAATTGGAAATGATGGACTGAATACAAAATTGTAGCCATACATTGTGGCGAATGCACTGCCTAAATTACTAAACCCTACAGTGAATGCCGCAGTTGAAGATGCAATTTTCTGCGCTCCAGAAAAATTAGAAAATCTAAGAGGATTTCCTGAAGATGGAATTAAAACACTGGTAGCATTTGCAGTTCCGGAAGGAACTAACCCAGAACCTGAATAATATTCACTGAGTGAGATCGGATTGGATCCGTCAAACTCAGTTTGAATTGAAGAAGCTGAAATTGCGCTCGGTATTGTAGGTACTGGCATCAAAATTCCATATATTTACCTGTTAATACCTATTTAGTTAATCTCTAATTAAACTCCCATCACGAGAACTATAGACTCGATCTGGGTGCATATGAGCGAAATTTTCCCATCTAGGTTCTCCTGGGAGGATTCTTTTTCCGATAGTTTCCTCGCCTATATGTTCTATGATGTGTTTTCCAAGTGAATTTTTAAGATTAACCGAGTACATTTGATGAAAATGATCCAAATAGACCATGATCATACCTTCATTTAGATTAAATTTCCAATAATCTATAAATGGGTATTCGATGATCGAACGTTTGTACAAACTAAAAATGATTGGGAAGGTTTTGTTATTTTTTCTATAAAAATAATTCTTGAATGGTATATCAGTCTCTTCGATCACCGATTCAGTTTCATGAAAATACCAAGGTTGACGTTGAAGAACAACTGAAGCGATTTTATTATCTGATTCTAAGCATTCGATCATGTCATCAATCTTAATGGACTCAAGTAGAACGACGTCATCTTCTTGGTGTAGAATATAATCGTAACTTTGATTTTTCAGATAACTAAAAAATTGAGTCCACGTTACTGATAACCCCAAATTTTCTTTATGTAGCCAATGTAGCATCTTGTGCGTTTTGCAAAGCAATTCAAATATCGCATCATTTCGAGTCTTGGGATAATCATCGATGATGAGTTTGGTGACTTCATGGTTTCCATAATCTAAGTATTTGTGGGATTCAAGAGTCTTAGTTAGATACTTTAATCGATTAGTAGAAAAAATTACATGTAAAATTTTCATTATAAGCTCTTATCAAAAAATAATTGAACACTCAATCTAGGATATTGAGCATTACGATTGATCATTGTAACACTATGCCACATTGGGCTTTTAAAATAAGCGCACCCGTTATATTGTGGATTGAACCAACTAGCATGTCCATTATTGTCGAATAAAAACAGTCCACCCCAGTTAGGATCCCATAATTCATTTAGATAAATTGTCGCTGCAGCTCTGTTTTCATCGCCGTCCGTGTGCCAGTTGATATGACTGCCGATGTTCCAGATATGCATATAAATTGTACTGATCCTATATTCTGGGAAAATTGAACTAAATTTTTGAGTAAAGTAATTTCTAAAATTCTCAAGAGGTAAGATATAAACAGAGCCCATATTTCCTGTATACAGATCTTTAACCCATCTTCCATGTTCTGCAACTTCAAATGAAGCAGTACATTTTTTACTTTCATAGTAATCCAAAATTTGTTGGATTACGTTTTCTTCTAAAAAATTGGGAATCAGATTCATTAATATTCTGTATTAAAGAAAAATGTTTGAAATAATCTACCATTTTCTAGACTATCGCCGAAATAGTCTAATGATGCATGGTAAATATTGCCTCTATACAAAACAAGTCTATTGTATTTGTTCGCAATATAGTCTGTTTTATCCCATTTAGTGTAATCATATCCATCATAATAAGGAACACTATGATCTTTTCTTTCCCATTCATTAGTTTCTTTATATCGATATAAACTAGTGCCTGAAGAAAGAGGCGCATTTGGAGTCAAATAACACACACCAGCCCAAGTATTATATTCATCAGAATGAATCCATGTACGGTCTTTTGCAGTGCAAATTTGAAACGCTCCAGTGTACCCAGAACTTTCAAACCATTCAGTTATTTTGCCACCTGCATTTTGCACTATAAATTGAATTGTATCCTTAACATCCACGGGAAGATAGGGTACAGTTCTTTTCCCTGGATAATTCCCCGATACTTCAAACGGTAAACTTAATGCATAATTCCGAATATTATCTGGATTTTGGTAAAAGTTGTCAGTTATGATCACAGTAGTTTTCATTCTTGCTCTCTTTTAATAAAACATAAATTTTCCGCTAGTGCCATCCCAGCCGCAAACGCGCCAATCGGTTTCAATTATTTGAGATTGAAACGGTCGAGTCATATAGTAAGAAAGAGTTTCAACATCAAAGTGACTCATCTGAGGATAAGAAATGAGATGTACAATCGCTTCATTCATATCTATAAATTTATGTAAATGAGAAGAACCGAACCCATATAACACTGTACAGTATTGACGGATAAAATCGTCTTTTTGAGTTTCTCTTGCGTCAATATATTGATAATTCCAAGTATCGTTCCATTTAAATTTTAATGGTTTTTTAAAAAATATTTTATCTTTATTTTCTTCTGTAAAGAAAGAATCTAGCATGTCGAAGTAAAAATACCGACCACATGCCTTTACTACAAAATCAAATTCTTTTATGTATTTTTTGTATTGAGTATAATATGTATTTAATAGCAAAGACTCACATAAACTTTTATTTTTATGAGTGTTAACAATTTCATGAGCTTCGCCTGATAATTCTTTTAATGCGATAAATTCTACATTTTTGAAATATTTAAATGAAATTTCGATGTCTTTAGTATCATCTGAGGAATCAACAAGAACTATTTTGCTATCAGGGAAAGCATTTGTGATTGAATTGATTGTGAAAATCGTCTGACGTAATCGTTCTTCTCTCGAAAAAATAGTTCTCACTTTGCTATATGTAAGTCTATTGCTTCTCGTTTGAATGGAAGATCCAACTATAAACAATTTACTCGTCATAAAAGCCATTCCTTTTCACGCGAAGTATATATTCATAATGACGATCATGCACAGCTTCATCAGAATAATTTAACCCATGATTACGACAATCTATGGGTTTAATTGATTCAATATTTTTCATTGCGTCAATCAATTCCCGAAAGTTTCTAACTCGATATCCAGTTTTACCTTCAATAACAGTCTCAGTGAATCCACCCCAGTCAGTTGTAATGGCTGGAGTTCCACTTAAATTCGCTTCAATGGTCATATTTCCGAATGGTTCAACATAGTATGTTAATCCTAACAAACCTTTTGCGCGTTTCATTAAATCTTTTCTAGCCTCAGCATCAGCAGGACCAATACACTCAACATGATTTGGTGTTTGTTTATATCCAAGAGAGGATAAACTTCCAGGACCTGCGACTACTAATTTAACTCCGAGTTTTTCTGTAGCTTGAATGGCTAAGTGAATACCTTTCTCTTCAATGACTCGACCAAAAAATAAAAAGAAATCTTCTTTTTTTTCTGAAAATTCAAATTCACTCACTGTAAATGGATTGGGAATTACTTCATCGAACCAAGAAGGATTCATGAGCATTCCTCGTTCACCGTAAAACATATGCATTTGAGCATAAGAAGTGAAGACTCGATAAGGAGCAAAGATTCCATTGGCTCTATAACCGATAGAAGGTTCAACGGGAATACAATCTGGATTCATATCACAAGCAAGTTTATTCTCAAGACCGAAGAAACATGCGATAATATCTCCTGGATTCTTTCTCTTGCGAATTTCTTCTCCTGCAAGTCTTGCAAACTTTTCTAATTGTTCTTTATCAGGAGGAGTTTTTATGGGCAAATCAACATGTTCGCAATTTACCTGCGCGCCAGGAATGCCGTAGTGAATTACTTCGAATCGAGTTCGAAGTTGATCGATGTATTTGTAAGCATGAACCGCAAAGGGATCAACGCGATTCATGAGACCAGTGGGATTTCTTGGGTTTGCTAGTACATGTAGTTTCATAGACAAATTATATAATAAATTACAAATTAGATCAAGTATTTATACGCTCTATACTTGTTGACCCGCAGCATATGCTCTCGTTTGCGATAAATCGCCAACATCAGAAGCATTTGCATCAGAAGAGAATGGAAATTTATCAATTGTATTAACATTCCCTGGTACATAAGAACCAGGAACATAACCGCCATATCCGCCACCAGTATATCCACTAATAGTTGAACTTTGACCAGCCCCACCAGTTCTTCCTTCTGTTAAGTTGCCAACATTAGTTGCATTGGCATTAGAAGCAAAAGAAAATTTATCAACCGTTCTTTGATAATAATTACCAACTGGTGGAGCATTGAACGGCGGAGCAAATTTTGTTCCACCACTTGTATATCCATGAGTTTCAGAACTTTGACCCGCAGGATTATATCTCGCTTGTGTCAAATCTCCGACATCAGTTGCATTTGCATTCGTTGCAAATGGGAATTTATCAATTGTATTGAGACCAGCTCCAGGAGGTGGACGACCTCCAGTTGTATACCCATTATCAGCACTACTTTGTCCTGCTAAACCATATCTCCCTAATGTCAAATCGCCGACGTCAGAGGCATTCGCGTTTGTTGAAAACGGGAATTTATCAATAGAGTTAACAACAAATGGTGGCGTAGGCGGTGGTGATATTCTTCTTCCCCCACTAGTGTAACCGCTTTGAGTAGAACTTTGACCAGCCGCTCCATATCTTCCTTGAGTCAAATCGCCTACATCAGTTGCGTTTGTATCAGAGGCAAATGGGAACTTGTCAATAGTATTGGTTGCTAATGGTGCATTTCCGCCGCTCGTGTAGCCATTGCTATTAGAACTTTGACCTGCTACAGTATTTCTTGCTTGAGTTAAATTGCCTACACCAGAAGCATTTGTATCAGAGGCAAATGGGAATTTATCAACAGTGCTTACAATAGAAAAATATGCTCCACCGCTCGTATAACCGCTAACTGTTCCTTGAAAAGTATATGGCTCTGTTGGTTCAGTAGGCGTAGAGTCGAAAATATATTTTCTACCAGCAACTGTGAACGAGCTTCTAGAAGATAGTCGCGAAAATTGTGGCATTTTTAAACAAACTCTGTTTTGCCAGCAAATACCGTGAATTGACTATCTGCTGTTTTAACAATGGTATATGAATAAAGATCAACAGCATTTGTATTTGCAACAGGTGTTGTATTTCCAGAGAGCTTTGGTGTGACTGTGTTTCCATCGATTTGCACATTTGCAATCGTATAACCCGTTGCGCCATTAGTAATTAATATCGCAGCACTTACTGCTTGATTTGCAGACAAAAATTCATTTAAAGAAACACTACTATTTCCACGAAAGTTGATTGTCGAATTAGCAGTGGAATTAGCTGTATGATATACTATTGAATTTTCTAGAAAATCAAACGCAATATTTGCTCCCATGGCAGAAGTATTCACTGTGATTTTTTCGATCACATCTTTCAATTTAAGTGTGTTGTTCAGATCCAATTCATTGGCAAATGGTTGCTGAATAGCTCTATCTGGAAGTTTAGTAATTGCCATTTTTTACTCTTCTAGTCTTGTTGACCCGCACCGCTTCTTCTGCTTACGGTTAAATCGCCAACATCAGTTGCATTTCCATCAGACGCAAATGGGAACTTGTCAATAGTATTAACTGTAACACTTGAAGAACTATAACCACCAGTTGAATATCCACTGGCAGTAGAACTTTGACCTGCAGGACCATATCTTGCAACAGTTAAATCGCCCACATCTGTTGCATTAGCGTCAGATGCAAATGGGAACTTATCAATGATATTTCCATTACTTGGAGCAGGAATGCCACCTGAGTTATATCCGCTCGTGCTAGAACTTTGCCCTGCTATAAATGTTCTACCAACTGTCAAATCTCCAACATCAGTCGCATTTCCATCAGAGGCGAATGGGAATTTATCAATAGTATTAGATGCACCGCTCGTATATCCATTATCACTAGAACTTTGACCTGCTATAAATGCTCTACCAACTGTCAAATCGCCAACATCTGTAGCATTCGCGTCAGAAGCGAATGGAAATTTATCAATAATGTTTGTAGTAGGATTTCCACCCGAGTTATAGCCACTTGCGCTAGAACTTTGACCTGCTTGACCTCTTCTCGCTAATGTTAAATCGCCAACGTCAGTCGCATTGCCATTTGTTGCGAATGGAAATTTGTCGATTACATTGGTTATGGGAGATTCACCACCCGAAGTATATCCACTAGCAGTGGAACTTTGACCTGCATTTTCATATCTCGCGACACTTAAATCACCAACATCAGATGCGCTCGCATCAGATGCAAATGGGAATTTATCAATTACATTTAAACTTGGGGCAAGACCACCGCTCGTATATCCGCTAACGGTTCCTTGAAATCCGCCAGCTGCAGCAGCTTCACTTCCACCAAATATAAAAACATCGATCACTGAGTTTGCATCTGGTGCACTTGTGAAACTGAGTGTTGTTGTGGTTACATTATATTCGTTGTTTCTTTGAAGCACACGATCAACAAATACTAGAGCATGATCTTCATTAGCAGGTTGTAGTGTTAATGTAAAGTCTGTATTAGAACCATCGCCTTCAAAAGAATTTCTGGCAACATTGACAGCAGCTGCAGTAGTGGTCAATGCAATATTTGAAATTCCATTTGCATTTGAAACAGAAACTGTGACTGTTGAAGTGTTTACAAAATTCACAGTGTTAACAATAGCACTCGATCCACTGTTGGCTGTGATTGTGATAGAATTTCCTGTTGGTCCTGAAGGACCCTGTGGTCCTTGTGGTCCTTGTGGACCTGCGTCACCAGCAACACCTTGTGGTCCCTGTGGACCCTGTGGACCTGCGTCACCAGCAACACCTTGTGGTCCCTGTGGACCCTGTGGACCCTGTGGACCTGCGTCACCAGCAACACCTTGAGGACCTTGTGGACCTTGAGGTCCAGCATCACCAGCAACACCTTGAGGACCTTGTGGACCTTGAGGTCCTGTGTCACCAGCGACACCTTGTGGTCCCTGTGGTCCTTGTGGACCAGTGCCACCGCCAGCAACATCAAACTCAATATTAGCGTTTCCGTTTCCTGAATCTGTAACAACGATTGTGACGTTTGCAGTGTTTACAAAGTTCAGTTGTTTTGAATCTAAAGTAGAGGCACCATTTTGAGAAACACGGACTGTATTGGCGGCTGCATTGGTTGTTTCTGTTGAAGGAACACCAAGTGCTTCTCTTGCTGCAGAGGCACTATTTGCGCCTGTACCACCCATGAAAATTGAAACTTTTTGTGTCATTTAGTGTTTCTCTGTGACGTTATTCTCGAATTAACATTTACTCAGCTGAAACTTCAACCCACGACGTTGTTTCTTCATTCCATGAATAAACTTTACCATCATCTGGCATTGGCGTTGGTGCTTGCCAGTGACAAGTTTCTTCATTTAAAACCCATGAGTTGAATGGTTTTGGTGGAATAAATGCATCACGATCTGCGTCGTAAGTATAACCAATGCCTGCATAGTTCTTGCGAAAGTTTGCGTTATATGACGTTTGTTTCCATGTGCCGCCCAAAAGTTTTTCGCAAAATGCAGCACCAATGTGTTCTTTCTCAACACCATTTGCATCTGCAGTGTCTTTATTTGCGACAACAATTACTTGTGTTACGACATTATTCTCATTCAGTTGTGCAAAATGTGCCATTACTGATTCTCCTCAAAGTGTTGTGTGATTTCTTGAATTTGTTCTTCTGTCCATATGGTATTTATGGAGTCTTCAAAGTTTTTAATTTTTTCCATGGTCTCTTCAACTTCTTCTTTAGTTGGACATGGTCGTGGGTCATCCCAACGAGTAAATCCAACACCGCCTGTCCACTCCCATTTTGCTTTTGGGCGAAGAAGTTCAACAGCTGTGTTAATTCCATACATACGATAAATTTTTTCACTCATAATTTATACCTGTTGACCTGCAAAAGAAAATCTACCCACTGTTAGATCACCAACATCAGCAGCATTTCCATCAGAAGCAAATAAAAATTTCTCGATAACATTAGATATAGCTGGATTTAGTCCTCCAGTAGAGTACCCACTTATCAATGAACTTTGACCTGCAGGGCGATCTATTGTTTGAGTTAAATCCCCAACATCAGTTGCATTCGCATCTGTTGCGAATGGAAATTTATCGATAACATTAGAAATAGTTGGATTCAATCCTCCACTTGCATAACCATTTTGTACAGAATTTTGTCCAGAGGAGTGTCTTCTAGTTTCAGTTAAATCGCCAACAAAAGATGCATTAGTGTCTGAAGCAAATGGAAATTTATATATGGTAGAAGTTGAACTTGTTGGTGAAGATCCACCACCAGAGGAATAACCATTTTCTGCGGAACTTTGACCTACTGCTTTTTGTCTGCCTTGCACTAAATCTCCAACATCAGTTGCATTTGCGTCTGTTGAAAATGGAAACTTTTCTATAATATTATAACTGGTTGTGCTTGGTGGATTAACACCTCCTGTGGCATATCCATTATCATTAGAACTTTGACCTGCACCATATGTTCTTGCAACAGTCAAATTACCAACATCAGTAGCATTGGCATCAGTTGCAAATGGAAATTTATCAATTATATTAGTTAGCCCAGGAATAAATCCGCCACTCGAATATCCATTGGTCGCAGAACTTTGACCCCAAAGATCATTTCTAACTGTAGTCAAATCTCCAACATCAGTGGCATTGCCATCTGCCGCAAATGGAAATTTGTCGATGGTATTTACTCTAGTTGTTGGTGAGGATGTGCCAGCACTTGAATATCCACTAATATTTCCTTGCGCCTGTGTACTACCACTATCTCTGATAAATCTATACTGGCGCATTTGATTGATGCTTCCAAGAGACCAAATACCTGCAGTATTCGCAGGTGCTGTGCCTAGTAAATTTCTTTTTCCAATAAAGTTATTCATCAAGTGATCTCAAGCACACTCACAGTAACATCTAGATGATCATTTGCACTTGCACTTCCAGCAAGATAATCTCCAGCTTCCAATACTAACTTACCAGTCAAAAAACTTGTTGCTGCATCGGAAGGAACAGGAATCGTTTTTGCAAGAAACTTAGTGCTTGTATTGCTACTATCTGTAGCCACAATAGTCATGTCTGCAGAGTTTGCTCCATCAGCATTTGCAACTTGCCCTAATATAAAAATTGCTGTTGTTCCTGCTGGACAAACATAAACATTCGCTGTTTCTGTTGTCAGTGATGCGTTATACATCTTAAATGTTTCTGCCATTTTATTCTCCGATTATGTAAGAGCGATCACTAAACCAAGTGACACTCCAGATGAACTTGATGTTGTAACTGATGGATCGATTGTAAATGATCTTGCCTCAATGATTGAATCATTTGGAGGCATGAAATTCAACGTTAATGTTGTATTATTTGAAATACTATAGTCTGTTGTTGGAACCAATAAAACACCATCAACAGTCACAAGACAAGTAATAGTGTTGGTTGTCTGTGAGAGCGTGAATGTATTCACGCTGCCATTTGCGGTAAATGAATCTGACAAAATGTTTGTTGTGTTTGATGCAACATACCATGCATTTGATGTTGAATTGTATTGCCAAGTTCGATTTCCGAACGTATATTTTTGACCGTTTGACGGTGAACCTGGAAAATTAATAGCCATATTCTATTTCCTGTTATACTTTTATACTTGTTGACCTGCAGCCCGACCTCGAGCTTGACTCAAATCACCAACATCAGTTGCATTAGAATCAGAAGCGAAAGGGAATTTGTCTATTACATTACCTGATTCAGGTGCACCACTAGAATAACCACTAACAGTAGAACTTTGACCTGCAACTGAAACTCGCGCTTGTGTCAAATCACCAACATCAGTTGCATTACCATCAGAAGCAAATGAAAATTTGTCAATTGTGTTAAAAACTGGCGGACCATAACCACCACCACCACTAGTATAGCCACTAGTGGATGAACTTTGTCCTGCTGCGCCAGTTCTTGCTTCAGTTAAATCTCCGACGTCAGTTGCATTTGCATTTGTTGCGAATGGGAATTTATCAATGACGTTAGTTATATTATTAGTGAATCCACCGCTCGTATACCCATTTTCAGAAGAGCTTTGACCAGCAGACGCACCCCTTGCTAGTGTCAAATCTCCAACGTCAGAAGCGTTTGTGTCAGAAGAGAACGGAAACTTATCGATAATATTACTTCTGGTTGTGGGGGATATAAACCCCCCAGCAGTATATCCATTATCACTTGAACTTTGACCTGCTAGTGAATTTACTTGTTTAGTTAAATCGCCAACATCTGTTGCATTAGTATCGGATGCAAATGGAAATTTTTGAATTATATTTGTCCATGCAGAGACTGGGGTGTATCCACCGCTAGTGTATCCGCTGACAGAAGAAGTTTGACCTGCAGTATCTTGAAAATTGCCTGTCAAATCCCCAACATCAGTTGCATTGGCATCAGATGCAAATGGGAATTTGTCAATTGTGTTCGAAATAGTTGTACCAATGGCGGGATTTCGCCCACCACTCGTATATCCACTCACTGTTCCTTGGAATGTATAACCTTCGATCGCATTTAGACCAGGAGCAACAATCGCAGTCTTTCCATCTGGATTTACAACATAGATCACATAAACACCAATTGGAACATCTGGAGAAGTGAACGAAACAGAAGTGGAGTTGGCAACATTAATATTTGAAACGAGTTCGCTGTTAATATAAATCTCTAGATTCGCATCAAAATTAGCTCCTGTGAGTGTAATCGTATCGCCGCCTGAGTTTGCAGCTCCACTGCCACTTGCATAAGAGATCGAAGTGACTCTTAGACCACTTAGATTCGCAGCAACTTCAGTGGAGAGAGCGATTGATGGGATTTTTGTAATTGCCATTTTGAGGAATTCTCCTAGAGTTTCGTTCTATTTATTTGTTTCTATGTTTGTAGACCTAGACTTGTTGACCTGAACCTGCTGATCTTGCAACAGTCAAATCCCCAACATCAGTTGCATTGGCATCAGAGGCAAAGGGAAACTTGTCAATTGTGTTAACTCGTGGTGGTGGTACTAATCCACCACTAGTGTATCCGCTCGCAGTTGAACTTTGACCCGTAGGTCCATTTCGCCCTTCAGTCAAATTTCCAACATCAGTTGCATTGGCATCAGAAGCGAATGGGAATTTATCAACTGTATCAAGAGTTAAACCAGCACCGCTGGTATATCCGCTCTGTGTTGAACTTTGACCTGCTAGTCCAGCTCTTTCTTCAGTCAAATCTCCCACATCAGTTGCATTAGCATCAGAAGCGAATGGGAATTTGTCGATGACGTCGAATATTGTTGGTGGTGAATTTCCGCCGCTAGTATATCCATTATCATTTGAATTTTGTCCCGCAACATTTCTTCTTGATGCAGTCAAATCGCCAACATCAGTTGCGTTTGCATCAGAGGCGAATGGGAATTTATCGATGGTATTTCTTCCACCTGTTGGTAGTCCGACTCTTCCACCAGTAGTATACCCATTCACAGGAGAACTTTGTCCTGCTGTTTGGTATCGACCTTGCGTTAAGTCTGCAATATTGGTTGCATTAGTGTCAGATGCAAATGGAAATTTTTCAATATCGGTCACGGCGGGGAAATCGCCAGAAACATATCCATTTTCTTGTGAGCTTTGCCCAGCTGTTGCAAACTTGGTGTCAGTTAAATCTCCAACATCTGTTGCATTTGCATCAGAGGCGAATGGGAATTTATCTATAACATTAGTACCAACTGGGGGTGAAGGAGTTTGACCGCCGCTCGTATATCCACTCACTGTTCCTTGAAACCCACCAGCTATCACCTCAATCACATTCAATCCTTCAGCGAACACACCTGTTGTTCCATCTGGATTTACAGCATAGATGATATATTTGTTGATGTCAAGTGTAGGAGAAGAAAAGGTTAGATAACTCGAATTTGAAACATTAATATTTGAAACAAGATTTGAATTGACGTAGATCGCAATGTTTGCATCAAAATTGCTACCAGTCAATATGACAGTATCACCGCCAGTGTTTGATGCACCATTTGCACTGTCAGGATAAGTGGCTGTTGAGATTACAAGATCAGCAGAGGTGCTCTCGCTGATTTCGGTTGATAATGATACAGGAATGACTCTTGTGATTGACATTCATTTCTCAGTATTGCTGACCTGCAGATAACTGTCGTGCAACAGTTAAATCGCCAACATCAGTAGCATTTCCATCTGCTACAAATTGAAATTTATCGATAGTATTAAGTTGAACGTTTGGTCCAATAAATCCTCCAGAGGTATATCCTGAAGAAGAAGAACTTTGCCCTGAGCCCCGACTCCTATCTACAGTCAAATCACCAACATCAGTAGCGTCTGCATCCGATGCAAATGGAAATTTATCAATCACATTACCTGCAGGAGTTCCAGCTCCTGATGTATATCCATATTCACTAGAATTTTGTCCTGCTATGGCGTATCTTGCAACTGACAGTCCTGCGATTGCAGTTGCATTTGAATCAGAAGCGAATGGGAATTTAGTGATTGCAGCGGGAGCAAGTGGAATGGGGACTCCACCGCTATTATATCCATGTGTGCTGGAACTTTGACCTGCAGCACCATATCTCGCAAGTGGCAAATCTCCAACATCAGTGGCATTAGTTTCCGCTACAAAAGGAAATTTATCAATTGTATTTAAATTTGGTGGACCTCCGCCGCTGCTGTAACCATGCGTTTCAGAGCTTTGTCCTGTTAAATTTCTCCTTGATACACTTAAATCGCCAACATCAGTTGCATTACCATCAGAAGCAAATGGAAATTTATCAATAGTGTTTCTGGCTGGACTATATCCACCACTGGTATATCCATAACCAAAAAATGGAGAACTTTGACCTGCAACTTCTCTTCTCGCCAGTGTTAAATCGCCAACATCAGTCGCATTGGCGTCTGTAGCAAATGGGAATTTATCAATAATATTATAATTTGTTGCTGGTCCAGTAAATCCTCCACTCGCATATCCACTTACAGTTCCTTGAGATTGTAGAAGTCCTCTCAATGCTCGAGCATTTAAAAAATTAAATCTTTTTTCACTAAATGATGAATTTTTAACAGATTTAATCGACATATCAAGTGATCTCTGATCCAAAAATAGTTATACATACGTTATCATTGCTTGCTTCTGTGTTTGCAGAAATGACGTCAGTATTTCCAAGTGTGATGCCAAGTGTTAGTGCAATTGTATCATTTTGCGGAAGAACGGTATCATAGGAGATAAAATGTTGATTTGCAAGAGCAGCACCTGCAGGTTGTACTGCTAATCTATAAACAGTATTTGCTGCACCTCTATTACAAATTACTATGGTTGAAATTACTGCTTGTGTTGCTGCAGGAACAGTATAGACATTTGATGTCGTATTCTGTGTAAGTGCTGCTTGTCCTAAAACTTTATATGTCGTTGCCATTTTACATTCCTGCTAATAAGAATGGATTAAATCCTGATTCAGTTGTTGTCGTTCCACCGCTTCCACCAGAGAAAATATAAACTGCGATATTTGAATTTGCATCTGGCGCAGAAGTGAAACTTAAAGTTGTTGATGAAACATTATACGCTGCATTACTTTGATAAACATTGTCGACAAAGACAAGAGTATGCGCTTCATCCGTTGGTGCAGTTGTAAGAGTATAATCAGTATTTGCACCGTCACCTGTGAATTCATTCCGAACGACAGCAACACCACTACTTCCACCACCAGAAGAAACGTCACCCAGTGTAGTCCAGTTGTTTGGTGAACTGAGTTCTACCCATTGACTTGAGTCTGCATCAGTTATATATTTGAACAGTGCACCTGATTCTGTATCAAACCACTCATCACCAGCACTTGGTGATTCTGGAGCAGTATTTGAAGAGGTGAATGATATTCCACCACCGCCTCCACCAATGACTGTAAATGCTATATTTGCATTTCCATCTGGACCAGCTGAAACTTCTGCGGTGATTGTTGCAGTATTTACAAAGTTAATTGAATTTGCATTTACTGTTGAAACGCTGTTTGCAGAAACTAAGAATTCAGACAAACCACTTGGTCCTGACGGACCTTGAGGACCTTGCGGACCAGCAACAGTTGATGCAGCACCTTCTGGACCCTGAGGACCTTGAGGTCCCTGTGGTCCTTGTGGACCTTCGATGCCTTGCGGTCCTTGAGGTCCTTGAGGTCCTTGTGGACCTTGTGGACCAGCAATACCTTGTGGACCTTGTGGACCCTGTGGTCCTTCGATGCCTTGTGGTCCCTGTGGTCCTTGAGGTCCTTGTGGTCCTTGTGGACCTGTATCGCCTGCAACACCCTGCGGACCTTGAGGACCTGCATCACCTTTATCTCCAGTACGAACAAATGTAATTACGACATTTGCCCCATCATTAAACGATGTTTCACCAGTTAAGAAAGCTATTGGGACTGCAAAATATTCGCCACCGCCATCTAAATGAGTATGATTTCCTGTGATACTAAAGTATGCAAAATAATTTATATTGGAAGTATTTGCAACTTTAAATGTACCCTTAATTGCGGAGGTTGAATCATCAATAGTTTGAAGATAATTGTGAGCATTAGCGTTATCTATATCCAAACAATTGATGATAAGCGTGTTAGCATTTGCTAAGTCTATATCATCAAACTTCAAAAATCCTGCGCCTGGATCAGTGTTTGCAACATTAGTTGAATAAGCATATTCAAAAGTTGCACCACCAAAGTCTCCAGTGTCTCCCTTTACACCCTGAGGACCTTGAGGTCCTTGTGGACCTTGTGGACCTGCATCGCCTTGGACGCCTTGCGGTCCTTGAGGTCCCTGTGGACCTTGTGGACCTTCGATACCCTGTGGTCCTTGTGGTCCTTGTGGTCCTTCGATACCCTGTGGACCCTGCGGACCTTGTGGACCTTGTGGACCTTGTGGACCTTCGATACCCTGTGGTCCTTGTGGTCCTTGTGGTCCTTGTGGACCTGTATCACCTGCAACACCTTGGGGACCTTGAGGACCTTGTGGTCCAGCATCACCTGTTACACCAGTTGGACCTTGAGGACCTTGTGGTCCCGTATCACCAGCAACACCTTGTGGTCCTTGTGGACCTTGAGGTCCAGTATCTCCAGAACCTGATGGACCTGATGGTCCAGTTGGTCCTTGTGGACCAGAGTCACCAATGGTATAAACAATAACTTCTGCATTATTTGCAGGTGCTTCTGCAAATACTACATTAGCGCTTGCAATATTGTATGAAGAATTACTTTGAAGAACAGTAGCAACAAAAACCAATGTGTGTTGTTCGCTTGTTGGCGGAACAGTCAAAGTAAATTCAGTTGTTGTTCCGTCACCTGTAAATTCGTCGCGAGTCGCACCAGGATTACCTGTGCCAGTTCCTGATGGACCTGTTGGACCAGCAGGTCCTTGTGGACCTTGCGGACCAGCAACAGTTGATGCAGCACCTTCTGGACCTTGAGGACCTTGTGGACCCGTGTCACCAGCAACACCTTGTGGTCCTTGAGGACCTTGTGGACCTGTATTACCCGTAGCGCCAGAAGGTCCTTGTGGACCTTGCGGACCAACATCGCCAGCAGCGCCCTGTGGACCTTGTGGACCTGCAACACCTTGTGGTCCTTGTGGACCCTGCGGACCCTGCGGACCTGCAACACCTTGCGGACCTTGTGGACCTTGAGGTCCAGTTACACCCTGAGGACCTTGTGGTCCCTGCGGTCCAGCAACACCCTGTGGACCTTGTGGTCCTGCAATGCCTTGCGGTCCCTGTGGACCCTGTGGTCCCTGAGGACCTGTGTCGCCAGCAGTTCCTTGTGGACCTTGTGGACCCTGTGGACCTGCATCGCCAGCAACGCCTTGGGGACCTTGAGGACCTTGTGGTCCTTCAATTCCCTGTGGACCCTGCGGTCCTTGTGGACCTTGCGGTCCTTGAGGTCCAGTTTCTCCACCTCCACCGCCACCAGCAGCAGAGAAAATTTCAACATTCGCATTTCCATCACCAGCATCAGTGACAGAAATTGTCACATTTGCAGTGTTTACGAAGTTTAGTTGTTTAGCAGAAAGTGTTGATGCACCATTTTGCGAAACGCGGACTGTATTCGCGGCGGCATTTGCAGATTCAGCCGATGCAGCACCAAGCGCTGTCAATGCATCATTAGCATTATTCGCGCCTGTTCCACCAAATTCTACTGTTACTATTGTTGTCATTTTTTATCTTTTCTTTGAAACCTATTTTAAGATCCAAGACGATGTTTCAGAATCCCATTCATAAACTGGCCAATTTGCAGAATCTGTTCCATCATTTAGTCTGGGATAATCTGGTGCTACTCTATACCCAAGTTCAAGCATGAGCTCATGAGTGATTGCATCATGAGTTTTTGTAAATCCATTCGGCAATCGTATCCTTTTAGGTTTCCCCTGAGGATACGAACCGTCTTTTGTATATACATACCCCAAATACATTATGTTGGCTCTACCCAAGTAGTATCGAAACGACCATATCTATGACCGACAGTACCAAAAACACCAGTAGGCGTATAGTCATAATCTAAAATACCATTCATTCCAACTGTAAAATAAGCACCATTCACAATACAATCAGTTAATACACCCCATTGAGTTGTTGTGATATTAGGTGCAAATAGACAATTTAATGCTCTCTTATTCGTTCGACTTCCAGCATAGTTTCCAGTAAATCCAGAATTATTTCCAATAGAGCAATTTTCCAATAAAATAATTCCTGTATCTCCATCATTATCATATAGCATAGAAAAAGAAGTTCCTTCTCTATTAATTGCAACATTTTTGAAATATGCATAAGTTAAAGCAGTACTGCCTGTGCCGTGAAATAACGCACTTTCATAATTTGTGGTTGAATATGCTTTTGTTCTAATCGTCATATATCCGCAGGTAAGTTTAATATTAACATTATCTTCCCAACTTATGAGACAATTGTCTGCTCTTCTTGCTGTATTCACATCTGCCAAAATTATTGTTTGATCAGGATCTGCACCAAAAACACCATAATACCCAGATGGAAATATATGCGAACTGTATTGAAGCCCTAAAAAATTAGAACTATATGCAGTATTGACAGTATATACTCCTGCGGGTAAATATAAAGCATCTCCAGAAGAATTTCCTGCATAAGTATCAAGTGTTGCAGTTAAATCACTTCCACCAGTATATTGAGTCAAAGTTCCACCAGTAGAAGCAATGTAGCTTTCAGCAAATTGAATTCCTACTGGTGCTGTGCCTTCTAAATTAAAAGTCAAATCACCATGATTAAACAATCCAGCTTTTGTCTGTGTTCTAAGGGGCATATTTTTGCCCATAAAACCCATATTTCGCAAATAGCCCATTAGCTAATTTCCTCATAAGAACATACTGCTTCTAAATCACCATTTGCGGAAGCTGTCAATCTTAGAGCATCACCTTCTTCAAGGTAGATAAATGAGTTTTTATCTATTGCAGAAAATGCTGAATCGGGGTCGACTGTTACAGTTTTTACGATATGAAATGCAGTATTATCTCTAAAAACGTCTACTGAAATATCAGCACCATTTGTTCCATCAACATTAGAAATAATTAAAGTGTTAACTTTAAAAACTTTTCCACTTGCAGCGGAATTGCTCACGATGGTATTTGCTGCATCAGTTACTGCTTGAACTGCTGTTTTACCAGTAATTGTTGTAACACCGACTATATTTGGTGCTGCCATTTTTAACTCCTATCCAAAAATCATAGCCATAGCAATGGCTTTACCTGTTGTAATTCCACCAGTGCTTGTAAATGCAACATTTACAACTCCGCTGTTATTTGAAGTCTCAACGGTGACTGTTGAAGTATTTATGAAGTTTATCGTGTTGCTTACAATGTCATTTGAACCATTTTGAGAAACTGTGATTCCAGAATCTCCACCGCCACCAGAAATTGTAATGACATCAATTTCAGCATTTGCTTCTGGTGCTACATTAAATGACAAAGTAGATGTTGCAACATTATAAGCATCAGTTCTTTGAAGAACGCTATCAACAAAGACAATCGTATAATCTTCGCTTGTTGGTGTTGTTGATAGTGTGAAGTCAGTATTTGCGCCATCGCCAGAGTATTCATCGCGAGTGACAGTTGTTCCAGATCCACCACCACTTCCAGCAACTATTGACACATTTCCAAATACACGAACATCTACATTTGCATTATTTTCTGGTGCATTTGTAAACGTAAGCAAATTATTTGAAACAGTGTAATCAGTATTTGGAACTTGAGCAACACCATTCAAGAACACATACACAGTATTCGTTGTTGAATTGCTTGAAAGCGTGAATACAGTGCAAGCACCAGTTCCAGTGAATAGATCTGCATAAACTTGTGATGGTTCAGCATTTGCTCCTGCAGGACCAGATGGACCTTGAGGACCTTGTGGTCCAGCAACAGTTGATGCAGCACCTTCTGGACCTTGAGGTCCTTGTGGTCCTGTCACACCAGTCGGACCTTGGGGTCCTTGTGGTCCAACATCGCCTTGTGGACCTTGCGGACCAGCAATACCTTGAGGACCTTGCGGACCTTGAGGTCCCTGTGGTCCCTGTGGACCAGTATCACCAGCAGCGCCTTGAGGTCCCTGTGGTCCTTGTGGACCTTGTGGTCCAGTATCACCTGCTGTGCCAGAAGGACCTTGTGGACCTTGTGGACCAGTATCACCAGCAGCACCCTGTGGACCTTGTGGTCCTTGAGGACCTGTATCGCCCTTATCACCAGTGCGAACAAATGTCATCGTAACATTTGTACTGTCTGTTAATGATGTAATGCCATTGAGATGAGCAACAGGGACTGCAAAGTATTCAGCACCGCCTGACTCAAAGTGATCATGGCTTCCTGTGATAGAGAAATATGCAAACTCATTAACGTTTGCAGTATTTGCCATCTTAAATGTGCCTTTAATAGCAGATGTCGAATCATCAATTGTTTGCAAATAGTTATGAATATTTGCAGCAGTACTATCGATACAATTAATATACAACGTTGTAGCACTATCAAACGCAGTATTATCAAATTTAACATTAGCAGTGCCAGGATCCGAATTTGCAGTATCAGTTAGATATACATATTCAAACGTTGCGCCACCAAATTCGCCTGTGTCACCTTTTGGTCCTTGTGGACCTTGAGGACCTGCATCTCCAGCAGCACCCTGTGGACCTTGTGGACCCTGTGGTCCAGAGTCACCAATAGTGTAAACAATAATTTCGGCGTTTGCTTCTGGTGCTTCTGAAAATACAACGTTTGCGCCCGCAATGTTATATGTTGAATTATTTTGAAGAACTGTGCTTACGAATACAAGAGTGTGATCTTCACTTGTTGGAGGAACGGTAAGTGTAAACTCTGTTGTTCCACCATCGCCAGTGAATTCATTGCGCGTAGAACCAGGATTGCCTGTGCCAGTTCCTGATGGACCAGTTGGACCAGCAGGTCCTTGTGGACCTTGTGGTCCAGCAACCGTTGAATCAGCGCCAGCAGGACCTTGAGGTCCCTGTGGACCTGTCACACCAGTCGGACCTTGTGGACCTTGTGGACCCACATCACCTTGTGGACCTTGTGGACCAGCAATACCTTGAGGACCTTGAGGACCCTGTGGTCCCTGTGGTCCCTGTGGTCCCTGTGGACCTGTTTCCCCATTTACACCTGATGGACCTTGAGGACCCTGCGGACCAGTATCTCCAGCAACTCCTTGTGGTCCTTGTGGACCTTGTGGTCCTGCATCTCCATTTACACCTGATGGACCTTGAGGACCTTGAGGACCAGGAACAGTTGAATCAGCGCCAGTAGGACCTTGTGGTCCTTGTGGACCTGTGTCACCAGTTACGCCAGAAGGACCTGTTGGACCAGTTTCGCCATTGACACCGCTTGGTCCTTGTGGACCCTGTGGACCTTGTGGTCCAGCAATACCTTGAGGACCTTGAGGACCTTGTGGACCTTGAGGACCTTGTGGACCTTGAGGACCTTCATCACCATTTGTACCAGCTGGTCCTTGTGGACCCTGTGGACCTTGTGGTCCTGCAATACCTTGAGGACCTTGTGGACCAGCATCACCTGCTGCGCCAGAAGGACCCTGTGGTCCTGCAATACCTTGTGGACCTTGTGGACCCTGTGGTCCTTGAGGTCCAGCAACACCCTGTGGTCCCTGTGGTCCCTGTGGACCAACTTCACCTTGTGGACCTGATGGACCTTGTGGACCTGTTGCACCAGCGACGCCTTGCGGACCCTGAGGACCTTGTGGACCAGAGTCACCTATAGTGTAGACGATAATTTCAGAATTGTTTGCTGGTGCAGCAGTAAAGACAATATTTGCAGTCGCAACATTGTATGATGCATTATTTTGTAGAATATAATCTACGAATACTAATGTATGTTGTTCACTTGTTGGTGGAACAGTGAGTGTGAATTCAGTGGTTGTACCATCACCAATAAATTCGTTGCGTGTTGATCCAGGATTACCAGTTCCTGTGCCCGAAGGACCTGTTGGACCAGCAGGACCTGTTGGACCTTGTGGTCCAGGAACAGTAGAAGCTGCACCTTCTGGACCTTGAGGACCTTGCGGACCAGCTGCGCCCTGTGGACCTTGAGGTCCTTGTGGTCCAACATCACCTTGTGGACCTTGAGGACCAGCAACACCTTGAGGACCTTGCGGACCCTGTGGTCCTTCGATACCTTGAGGACCTTGTGGTCCAGCAACACCCTGTGGTCCCTGTGGTCCCTGTGGACCAACTTCACCTTGTGGACCCGATGGACCGATTTCACCCTGAGCGCCTTGAGGACCTTGTGGACCTGTATCGCCTTGGATGCCTTGTGGACCTTGCGGTCCTTGAGGTCCAGCCACACCCTGTGGTCCCTGTGGACCTTGCGGACCTTCAACACCAGCAGGACCTTGAGGACCAGCAACACCTTGAGGACCTTGTGGACCTTGTGGTCCTTCGATACCTTGTGGACCCTGAGGACCCTGTGGACCTTCTGGACCCTGAGGACCAACATCACCTTGTGGACCTTGTGGTCCAGCAGCACCCTGCGGTCCTTGCGGTCCTTGAGGACCTGTGTCACCTGTTACACCAGTTGGTCCTTGTGGACCTTGAGGACCTTGCGGACCAGTGTCGCCTTTATCACCAGTGCGAACAAATGTTAATATAACATTTGCACCATTAGTCAATGATGTAATACCTACTGTATGTGCAACAGGAACAGCAAAGTATTCGCCGCCACCATTGAAATGATCATGTGCTCCATTGATGTCAAAGAACGCAAACTCATTAACGTTTGCAGTATTTGCCATCTTGAATGTACCTTTGATGATAGAAGTAGAATCATCAATGGTTTGTAGATAATTGTGAATATTTGCGCCAGTGTCATCGATGCAGTTAATATACATCGTTGTAACACTAGTAAATGTAACGCTATCAAACTTAACATTAGCAATGCCTGGATCGCTATTTGCGGTGTCAGTCAAATATACAAATTCAAACGTTGCGCCACCAAATTCACCAGTGTCGCCCTTTGGACCTTGAGGTCCCTGTGGACCTTGTGGACCAACGTCACCTGTTACACCAGTTGGTCCTTGAGGACCTTGAGGACCTGCGTCACCAGCAACACCCTGTGGACCCTGAGGACCTTGTGGTCCTTGTGGACCAGCAGCACCCTGTGGTCCTTGTGGTCCTTGCGGACCAATGTCACCCTGAACACCTTGAGGTCCCTGTGGACCCTGTGGTCCAGCAATACCTTGAGGACCTTGAGGACCAGCAACACCTTGAGGTCCTTGAGGACCTTGTGGACCAACATCTCCTGTTGCACCTGATGGACCTTGAGGTCCTTGCGGACCCTGAGGACCAATATCGCCTTGTGCACCTTGAACGCCCTGAGGACCTTGTGGTCCAATTTCACCTTGTGCGCCTTGAGGTCCCTGTGGACCCTGCGGACCTTCATCGCCTTGCGGACCCTGTGGTCCAGCGATACCTTGAGGACCCTGTGGTCCTTGTGGTCCAATATTACCCTGCGGACCTTGTGGACCAGCAATGCCCTGAGGACCTTGGGGACCCTGTGGACCTGCAACACCAGCAGGACCCTGCGGACCAGCAGCGCCTTGTGGACCTTGAGGACCTTGAGGACCAGCTACTGTAGAAGCAGCGCCAGAAGGACCTGTTGGACCTTGTGGACCAGAATCACCAATTGTATAAATTTCAATTGCTGCGCCATCATCTGGAGCAGCAGTAAATGTTAAGTTTGCACCAGTGATAGAATACTCTGAATTGACAATCAAAAGTCTATCAATGAAAACGAGAGTATGTTCTTCGCTTGTTGGTGGAACAGTCAGTGAAAAGATTGCTGTGTTGCCATCACCAGTATATGAATTTCGAGTAGATCCAGGATTGCCTGTACCAGTTCCTGATGGACCCGTTGGACCAGCAGGTCCTTGTGGACCTTGCGGACCTGTATTACCAGTTGTTCCCTGAGGACCCTGCGGTCCTTGAGGTCCTTGTGGACCAATAATACCTTGAGGACCTTGTGGTCCTTGTGGACCTTGAGGACCAGCGATACCCTGCGGTCCTTGTGGACCTTGAGGACCAACGATACCTTGTGGACCTTGAGGACCTGTTACGCCAGTTGGTCCCTGTGGACCTTGTGGTCCAGTATCACCATCAACACCTTGTGGACCTTGCGGACCAGCGATACCTTGAGGACCCTGTGGTCCTTGAGGTCCTTGTGGACCAACGATACCTTGAGGACCCTGAGGACCTTGTGGACCTGTTACACCAGTTGGTCCCTGTGGACCTTGTGGTCCTGTGTCACCAGTAATACCTTGAGGACCTTGTGGTCCTGTGTCACCAGTGACGCCAGTTGGTCCCTGTGGACCTTGAGGACCTTGCGGTCCTGTTTCACCCTGAATACCTTGAACGCCTTGTGGTCCTTGAGGTCCCTGAGGTCCTTGTGGACCATCTATACCTTGCGGACCTTGAGGTCCTTGTGGTCCTTGTGGACCCTGTGGTCCTGTTTCACCTTGAATGCCTTGTGGTCCTTGAGGACCTTGTGGTCCTGTATCACCAGTGACACCTTGAGGTCCTTGTGGTCCCTGAGGACCAGTGATACCTTGTGGACCTTGAGGACCTGTTACACCAGTTGGTCCCTGTGGTCCTTGCGGACCATCAATTCCTTGTGGACCTTGAGGACCTTGCGGACCCTGTGGACCTTGAGGACCTTGTGGACCCTGAGGACCAGCAGCGCCAATAACTGCTGTTTCCCACTGGGAGGTATTTGCATTGTAGATTTTTAATACACTCATTTATTAATCCATATTGCGATTGGCGCTGTTATTTCTTCTTATTTATTGGAAATTATCTTTACGTTTTTCCGTAACGAGACTTTGTGGCATCATAATTTTGCGCTATTTCAGCGGCACTTAATCCATCTGTATAAAAATAACACGCACCTATTTTACCATCTAGATATAATGAACTTACACCAGAACCAATCCAACCAAGATATAATGGATTTGATTCTGTATAACCATCTGTTCCATGCGCATTAGTTGCATATTCAGTTTTATCAATATACAATTTAGTTGTATTTGCTGTAGATGTAATCTGCGAAATAAATGTAAACAAATACCAAGTATTGATATTCACAGTTGATGTTGATGTCGTAATTCGTTGCTGCGCAGTTCCATTTGTTACACCGCGAATAGTTCCAGTGTTTCCATACAAACCACCCCAATATCCATCAAAAGAAAAAGAGCTTGACAATTTTCCGAAAACTGGAACTTGGGATGTACTTGTTGCTCCTAGCGCATCAAACTTAACCCATACTTGAATTGTTCTTTGTACTGATGTTGAAAGAGATAAAGATGATGCATGAGCTATTTGTACTGTATCATTTATTCCATCAAAATCAAATTGTCCACCATCAGTAGAACTCCAAGTTGCGCCACTGATTGTACCATTATTTCCATTGCCAGTCAAGTCAGTCCAAGTTGTTCCAGTTCCAGGATATGATGATGAATTACTAGCATCTAATTGCATAAAAAGATTGTCAGCTACAAGACTTGAAGTCACTGGCCAAATGAGTTGACTGTTGAAGTACACAGCAACAGCGTTGGTAGAACCAAATGTTATATTTGCAGCGTCATTTAATTTCATAATCAATCAGGAATTACAATATAAAGAGTATTTGGATCTGGTGAACCAGGATAAGCAGATTCTGTTACAACAGCAATGTAATATACATCATTTGATGAAACTGGTGCAGTGACTTCCTCATCAGTATCTAGCCAAAGAACTGAAGTGTCTACTGGCGCTTCATCTGATTGTACAATTGCTACACCAGATGGACCCTGTGGACCTTGTGGACCAATAACACCTTGTGGTCCCTGTGGACCTTGTGGACCTGCAATACCCTGTGGTCCTTGAGGTCCTTGTGGTCCCTGCGGTCCTTGTGGTCCAACTTCACCCTGTACACCTTGAGGTCCTTGTGGACCTTGAGGTCCTGTTGCACCAGTCGGTCCTTGAGGACCTTGTGGACCAGTTTCACCTTGAATACCTTGTGGACCCTGCGGACCTTGAGGACCTTGTGGACCTTGAGGTCCAGTATCACCCTTGTCACCAGTACGAACAAATGTAATGATTACATTTGCGCCATTCGTTAAACTGGTTACACCAGTTGTATGTGCAATTGGAACAGAGAAATATTCAGCCCCACCAACTTCAATATGAGCATGATTTCCATTAATATCAAAGAATGCAAATTCGTTTACATTCGCTGTATTTGCAACTTTAAAAGTTCCTTTAATAACAGAAGTAGAATCATCAATTGTTTGAAGATAATTATGTGCATTTGCTCCAGTGTCATCAATACAATGAATGAACAATCTTGTCGCTGAAGAGAATGTTACATTATCAAATTTTAAATTTGCAGCTAATGGGTCGGTGTTAGCTGTGTCTGTTAAGTACACATATTCAAAAGTTGCACCACCAAATTCACCAGTGTCACCTTTAGGACCTTGTGGACCTTGCGGACCATCCACACCTTGAGGACCTTGTGGACCAGTTTCACCTTGAATGCCTTGAGGACCTTGAGGTCCTTGTGGACCTATCTCACCAGTTACACCTTGTGGACCCTGTGGTCCCTGAGGACCTTGTGGACCCTGTGGTCCAGTTTCACCCTGCACGCCTTGTGGACCTTGAGGTCCTTGCGGTCCAGTGTCACCAGTAACACCTTGTGGTCCTTGTGGACCAGTTTCACCTTGAATGCCTTGAGGACCTTGTGGTCCTGTTACGCCAGTTGGTCCCTGCGGTCCTTGAGGACCATCCACGCCTTGCGGACCCTGCGGACCAGTCTCACCTTGAATACCTTGAGGACCCTGTGGACCCTGCGGACCTTGAGGACCAGTTTCACCTTGAATGCCTTGAGGACCTTGTGGACCATCTACACCTTGTGGTCCTTGTGGTCCCTGAGGACCTGTATCACCAGTAATACCTTGCGGACCCTGTGGACCTTGAGGTCCTTGTGGTCCAACTTCACCTTGAATTCCCTGTGGACCTTGGGGACCTTGAGGACCCTGCGGACCATCTACACCCTGTGGTCCTTGTGGACCTTGTGGTCCAGTATCGCCTTGCGGACCTTGAGGACCTGTTAAACCCTGTGGACCCTGTGGACCCTGTGGTCCAGTTTCACCCTGCACGCCTTGTGGTCCCTGTGGTCCTTGTGGACCTTGTGGTCCAGTGTCACCAGTGACACCTTGTGGTCCTTGTGGACCCGTCTCACCCTGAATTCCTTGTGGTCCCTGTGGTCCTTGTGGACCTTGTGGTCCAGTGTCACCAGTGACACCTTGCGGACCCTGTGGTCCAGTTTCGCCTTGTGGACCCTGTGGTCCCTGTGGACCATCTACACCCTGTGGACCTTGAGGACCCTGAGGACCAATATCGCCTTGAGGACCCTGCGGACCAGCAACACCCTGAGGACCTTGAGGACCTTGAGGACCGATAACGCCCTGTGGTCCTTGTGGTCCCTGCGGACCTTGCGGTCCTTCAACGCCCTGTGGTCCTTGTGGACCCTGTGGACCTTGCGGTCCTTGTGGACCTGTTTCACCTTGAATGCCCTGCGGACCTTGTGGTCCTTGCGGTCCAACTTCACCTTGTATTCCTTGTGGACCTTGTGGTCCAGTATCGCCTTGAGGACCTTGAGGTCCCTGTGGACCTTGCGGTCCTTGTGGACCATCAACACCTTGTGGACCCTGTGGACCAGTTTCACCTTGTATACCTTGTGGACCTTGTGGTCCTTGAGGTCCATCAACACCTTGTGGACCTTGTGGTCCTTGTGGACCCACGACGCCCTGTGGACCTTGTGGTCCCTGAGGTCCCGCTTCACCTTGAATTCCCTGTGGACCCTGTGGTCCCTGCGGACCTTGAGGTCCATCCACGCCTTGCGGTCCTTGTGGACCTTGCGGACCCTGTGGACCTTGAGGACCTTGTGGTCCTGTATCGCCCTTGTCACCAGTGCGAACAAATGTAATTATAACATCAGTGCCATCATCAAAAGAAGTTTCACCAGTAAGGAATGCAATAGGTATTGAGAAATATTCGTCAGAACCACCTTCAATATGAACATGATTTCCATTAATATTGAAATATGCGAAATAATTTATATTTGATGTATTTGCAACTTTAAATGTGCCTTTAACAGCAGATGTCGAATCATCAATTGTTTGTAGATAATTGTGAGCGTTGGCATTATCTAAATCAATACAGTTAATATACAATCTTGTTACAGAGGATAGATCTGTTGAATCAAATTTTAAATTCGCAGTTAATGGATCAGTATTAGCTGTATCAATCAAATAATTGTATTCAAACGTAGCGCCACCAAAGTCTCCAGTATCACCTTTAGGACCTGTTGGACCTTGAGGACCTAGATCACCTTGAATGCCCTGCGGACCTTGTGGACCCTGTGGTCCAGTATCACCAGTTACACCTTGCGGTCCCTGTGGTCCCTGCGGACCTTGTGGACCAGTCTCACCTTGAATACCTTGAGGACCTTGAGGACCATCCACACCTTGTGGACCTTGTGGTCCTTGCGGTCCTTGTGGTCCTTGAGGACCTGTGTCACCAGTAATACCTTGTGGTCCCTGTGGACCCTGCGGACCTGTGTCACCAGTAATACCTTGTGGACCCTGTGGACCTTGTGGACCTTGTGGTCCAACTTCACCCTGAATACCTTGAGGACCCTGAGGACCAGTTTCACCCTGAATGCCTTGAGGACCTTGTGGACCCTGTGGTCCTTGAGGACCCTGTGGTCCTGTGTCACCAGTGATGCCTTGTGGACCCTGTGGACCTTGAGGACCGACGATACCTTGTGGACCTTGTGGTCCCTGTGGTCCTTGTGGACCAGTAACACCTTGAGGACCTTGTGGACCTTGAGGACCTGTGTCACCAGTTACACCTTGGGGACCCTGTGGTCCTGTTACACCCTGTGGTCCTTGTGGACCTTGTGGACCGACGATTCTGCCTGCATTCACCCAGTCAGATATATCTTCTTCCCAAACATACAAGTCACCAGTTGACGTGACAATATATCCATCACCATCACTATTTCCACTAGATGGCAAACTTGCAACGTTTGGAACTGTACCTTGAATTTGAAGACCGCCAGCTGGACCCTGTGGACCTTGAGGACCTGTTAAACCCTGTGGACCTTGCGGTCCTTGTGGACCACCAACTGATTCAAAAGTAATTGTTTTTGGCGCAGTATTATTTGCAGTGATGGTAATTCCATTACCGCTAACAAAATTGACTGTATCAAGACCAACAGCAGTTAGTCCTTCATTTCCGTTTATGTTCCAAAATTTAAACGTACTATTAAGTTGAATTGTAACTGTACTGTTACTTTCATCTAGAACAGCAAGTCCAGATTCTGTGTCAAATTGAATTGTATTTACATTACTAATCGCATTGACTACTGTACCATTTGTAGAATAAATTTCTTTGACAGTAATAGATGCATTATTTGCTGCTTCGTAAGCAGCATTTGCTTGAGCATATGCAACATTAGCAGTATTTCTAGCAGTATTTGCTTGATCATATACAGTAACTGTAAATGGTTCAACAACAACGTTACCAACAAGATTTGGAAAATTTAGTGATTGATAAACAAACGTGTTACCAATTTCATCAACTGGAATTTTCCAATATAATGTGCCGCCTTCTTTTCCTTGGGCGTCATTTGCTGTAGTAATTGTTCCAGTATTTGAAACGTGCGTCAATCCAGTATTATATGTTGCACCATTTGCTGTAGTGCGAATCATAAATGGATGTCCATCTACATTCAAATTGAATGCGATAGTTTCACCACCACGAACATATAACGTTGGATTATTGCCTGAATATAAATCAAATAGGTAAGCTGTTACAGCAGAAGTTGTGACATTAAGAGCAGTCACTGCTGGCATAAAGTCGGAATTGGCGCGAATATATGCTGCATTGGCAGTATTGCGTGCAACATTTGCCTGATCAGACGCATTATTCGCAGATGCGCTAGTTGTTATAAGATTATTAAAGGTTAAATTTGCTAATGCTCGAGCAGTATTTGCTTGATCTGCAACATTCAATCCGCTAGGGGTCAAGAAAGCTGATGCTGTAACGTTCGCAGCATTTAAATTTTCAGTTACTGATATGTTATTTGCAGTAAGTGCATCACCATTGGCGCCTAATTGAGTTTCGCCAATGAATACAGTGTTTCCAGAAAGATAAAGATCTTTAAATTTAGCTTCTGGTGAACCCAATGAATAAGTTTCATTAGAAGCTGGAATAATATTTTGTGTTACAAGAGTTCCGCTTACATTTACGTTATAAGCAGAGAGAGTATTAGATGTAAGATCAAAAGTTAAATTGGCTGAACCAACAGCGACTGTGCCATTACTAAACAATACCTCTGTATTTGCACCACCTATAGGACCTGTGGGACCAATTGCGCCTGTTGGACCAGTTGGACCAACAATAACACCAACATCTTCCCAAGTAGTTCCGCTCCAAACATGGAGGTGTCCATCATCTAATGTGATGTATGCTTCGCCTGTGCTTGATCCAGATGGCGGAAGATTTGCAGCAGTATCAACTGTTCCGCTTAATTCAACACCATTGCCTGTAGGACCCTGTGGTCCTTGAGGACCTTGTGGACCCTGAGGACCAACAATACCTTGAGGACCTTGAGGTCCTTGAGGTCCTTGTGGACCAGTTTCACCTTGAATACCCTGTGGACCTTGAGGACCCTGTGGTCCTTGAGGACCTTGTGGACCGCCTGCAGGTCCTGATGGTCCTTGTGGACCTTGAGGTCCTGTTAATCCAGTTGAACCTCTACCAGTTGATACACGAATTGTTGTTGGTTTTATTCGAATATTGCTCATTGCGTGACCTGTGGATTAACAGTTACAATACCTTCAAATAATCGTGTTACACTGTTAGAAGAATCAACTTGTTTCACATCAAATAGGTATCTTCCAGCTTTAATATTAGCTGTATTTGCTGAATCTAAAGATAAAGAAACATTACCATTAGCTGCATCAAGTATTGTCACTGTTAGATTAGATGTCACGTTTGAAGAATAATATGATTTTTTAATTGAAGAAGAAAAAATATAATTAGTCACGTTTTGCGGGGTGCCATCTATATTAGTAATATCTAAATCAGCTACAAAATCAGCACCTTGATCTATTTCTAACTCTACAAATTGCGCCATTCTTCTCTATCCTATTTGTATTTTTTATTTATATTTCGCGTTTAATAGAATTAGATGTTATTGTTTTTTTCTGCAATTAACATTTCAACTTTTGCGTCTAGTTCTTTAATAGCTTCAATCAACAATGGTACAATTCTTTCATATTTAACTGTTAAATATTCACCATTAATTGGCGCTGGAGCTGTTGCTTCTGGGAGCACAGATTCAATTTCTTGAGCGCCAACACCAACATGTTTGATATTGGTATCTAAGCCCATATCACCAGCCAGATCATTGAAGTTAAATGTAAATCCTCTAATATTATTAATTTTACTCAAAGCATCTTCGAGTAATTGAATATTTGTTTTCAATCTTAAGTCTGATGCAAAAGCAGTAATATCGCCTGTCGCCGTAATTGCACCAGTGATTGCCATAGTTGAACCATTCCAACTACCAAACCCACCAGTTGAACCACCATTGTTGAATAGTATTTGTCCACTGCTGCCGCCTATTGGACCAGCAGGACCTTGTGGTCCTTGAGCACCAACAGATCCAGTGTAACCTCTTGGACCTTGAAGTCCTTGCGGACCTTGAAGTCCTTGTGGTCCTTGAGATCCTTGTGGTCCTTGAGCACCAACAGATCCAGTGTAACCTCTTGGACCTTGAAGTCCTTGCGGACCTTGAAGTCCTTGTGGTCCTTGAGATCCTTGTGGTCCTTGAGCACCAACAGATCCAGTGTAACCTCTTGGTCCTTGAGATCCTTGAGCACCAACTGATCCAGTGAAGCCAGTTGCACCTTGAGATCCTTGTGGTCCTTGAAGTCCTTGTGGTCCTTGAGCACCAACTGATCCAGTGTAACCTCTTGGACCTTGAGATCCTTGAGCACCAATTGATCCAGTGAAGCCAGTTGCACCTTGTGGACCTGTAGCACCAACTGATCCAGTGTAACCTCTTGGACCTTGTGGTCCTGTGAGACCAACAGAACCAGTGAAGCCAATTGGTCCTTGTGGACCTGTGAGACCAACAGAACCAGTGAAGCCAATTGGTCCTTGTGGACCTAAAACTGCAGGATTTGATGTGTTTGCTTCGAAGAAAAATACTGTGTTAGATACACCAGTTCCACCTGCTGTTCTGACATTAATGGAAGCTGAATTTGAGACTGTGATTGAGGTATTATTAAATGTCGCGCCTGTATTAGCATGAACAACTCGAGTTGTATTTGCTGCAGAGTTTGCTCTATCATAAGCATCACCCGCAGAAGCACCTGCTACTGCAAAAGAAATATTTGCATTTGTTCCATCTGAAGCCGAGGCAACAGAAACAAGAACGCTTGCAGTATTAATAAAGTTCAATTGTCTTGCAGATAATGATGATCCGCCATTAGCTGAAACGCGAGCAGTATTTGCAGCAGAGTTTGCAGTATCATATGCTGTATTTGCTTGACCTCTTGCGGCATTTGCTTGATTATGCGCATTAGTAATTGCAGTGTTTTGACTGCCTGCTGAGGTGTTTAGTGTAGCAAAAGTTGTATTTACAGTGCCAAAGGTCGTGTTAGTAGTACCGAATGTAGTATTAACAGTTCCAAAGGTTGTATTGTGCGTATCTAGAACATTATTTTGTGTTGCAGAGGTTGTTCTAATCAACGTATTCAATGAGTTCACAGTGTTAGCAGCTGCAACATAAATCGTGCTTGTATTTGATGTTGTGGCTACAAGATTTTGGGCTGTTAGAAGAGTATAATATGTTCCTTCAGTGCTATTCGCTGTTACGCGCCATAAGTTTCCTGCCGTTGTATCAAATGTCAGGAAAGCATTGCCATTGGCAGCAGAACCTAAACGAACACCAAAAGATCCATCGCCACGAGTAGTTTGACTGACACGAAGTCTGTATAAAGAACCATCACTTTCAGCAGGTCCAGCAATAGGATTTTGAACAGTTAGCGTTTCAACAGCAAGAGTAGTAATATTTGCGCAAGCAATATTTGATAGCGCGGCAACTACTAGATTACCAGTGGATAGATTTTGAGTAACTGCAACATTTCCAACTGCAATATTTCTGGAAACAGAAACGTTTCCAGCTGCAATATTTTGTGTTACTGAAATATTGCCAGTAGTAATATTTCGAATTACTTCTAAATTACTGGTAGTTGTGTTCTGTGAAACTGTTAAGTTAGAAAGGAGCTGCGTATTTCCAGCAACTTTTAATGTGCTATCAACGTTTGTTGTTCCAGTTACATTTAAGTTGCCTGATAAGTTAGCACTAGCACCAGTATGAATGATATTGCCAGAAACATTGAGTGAATTGCCATTCAAATTCACATTTGATGAAACATTTGCTGTTCCAGTTACGTTCAAGTTACCTGACAAATTAGCAGTTGCACCTGTATGAATAATATTGCCAGATACATTTAAAGAGCTGCCACTTAAATTCACATTTGATGAAACGTTTGTTGTTCCAGTAACGTTTAGATTGCCCGATAGATTTGCGCTGGCACCAGTATGAATGATGTTGCCAGAAACGTTGAGTGAATTTCCTGTTAGATGAACGTTAGAGGAAACGTTTGTTGTTCCAGTAACGTTTAGATTGCCCGATAGATTTGCGCTGGCACCAGTATGAATAATATTACCAGAAACATTCAAAGAGTTACCATTTAAATGGACATTAGCGTCTACATTAGCTGTTCCAGTTACATTTAAGTTACCTGCTAAGTTAGCGCTGGCACCAGTGTGAATAATATTGCCAGAAACGTTTAGCGAATTTCCATTTAGATGGACATTTGAAGCGACGTTCGTTGTGCCACTTATTGTCACATTTGAGAAAAAGAAAGTATTTGGAGAAACGTTTACAACCGCTGCAGCATCTGTATTAGCAACATTTACTGTTCCGCCATGAAAATATGTGTTTGGAAATACATTAAATGTGGCGCTTGGGTCTGTGTTTGTAACAATTACATTTGGCGTATTGATTTGAAGAATTCGATTATCGATATTAATTGTACCAACAGAGGTATTTGTAATACTGATATTACCGCCTAGGAAATTGGTATTGGAAGTAAGAACATTAAATGTTGCTTCAAGATCTGTATTACCGAAAAAGATATTTCCAGAGTTAACGTGCGTTAATCGATTATAAACTTCAAGAGTTCCTGTCGCAGTGTTATCGATTGTTATATTTGTTCCAAAGAAGTTTGTGGCATAGACTTCGACATTTAATGTGGAGCCTGGATCATTGTTTTGGAATAATGTATTGGCAGTATTAATGATAACATTGCGAGTGTTTACATTAATTAAGCCTACTGTATCATTAGAAAACGCTACATAGGCTGAGTTAAAGTTAGTGTTGATGTTTGCTTGGAATAAACCACCAGCAGCGCGATTGCCCATCGTAATATCGCCAGCTGCAAGATAAACATGCCCATCATCATCAGATTCAATGGTATCGACAGAAAGCAAACCATCTATACGAACGTCGTCTTTTACTTCAAGAGTAACACCAAATGAGGCATTATTCAATGTAAGTTTATTCTCTAAAATAACATTTCCAGTTGGTTTTAGAAATTCTCCACGAACTATTTCATTTACATCATTGGCGAGTAGATTATCACGAATTCGCCATTGATCGAATGTATTAGCTGTAGTGATTATTTCAACATTTGTCGTATTTGCCATGTCTATTTCTCGCCTTCAACGGCACTTAGAATTTTAGAGAGTAAAGTTTTGATTTCTGAAACCTCAGATTTCAGATTATTTATTTCTTCTTCTGTTTGCTTTGCACGCTTCAATTCAGCCATTTTATGCTCGTGTTTTGCCACAGCAGATTTATTCGTGTTTAAAATAGCAAAATTTTTCATATCTTTTACAAAATCAGGATTTTCTCGAATTCTAGCTCTATCTGACATGATAGATTATCCTTCTGGAGTCGCAAGAATTCGAAGATTTCTAACTTTAGGTACAAGAGCTGCGTCAGGGCTGAGCAAACATACTTTAATCTGGAATCTCTTAAACTTACCACCGATAGGATAAGAAATTCCATTTTCAGTATAAGCAATTCGATTTTCAGTCAAAGATGGTCTAAACTCTAAACCAATCAATGTTCTAGCATTTCTTGAATAGATATCTTTCACCTTTTCCATTCTGCGCCATGACTTGTCAGTGATTCGATCAAAGTCATCTGGAGAAAGGACTTTATAATATATTTGAATATCTGTCGGTGCTGGACGAATTGCATCCATATAAACGCGAATATCTCCTGATTCAAATCCGTCTTCTAGAATAATCTCTCTTGTGATGTATTTAGAACGGATATTTCCACCTGATTTGCCAGTTTCACCAGCTACAAGCGCAAACGCTTGTGAGTTTGTGGTATTAGCGCCAGTTGGAATTGAGATAGAAGGTGTTTCAATATAGCCACTACCTGGAGTCATCATTACTGCATGTGAAACAGTATTAGATCCATCAGTGTTTGCAACAACAAACCCTTGAGCGCCAGTTCCTAGTCCACCAGAAATTGATACTGCATAGAATGCTATATTATAGTTATTTGCATAATAAGTTGTTCTATATGTTTGGGCAAAGGTGTTTAGAGCAGCATTTGAAGATCCGAGTAATGAATCACCACTTGAAGAGTATGAGTTATATCCAGATCCCTTATTTGTAATTGAGATTACTGTGTTAGGCAATCCAGCATTATTAATATTATATGTGAAGCCTGTTATTGACAAACGCTCTAAATTGACAGTTGGTGAAACGTCTGGATCAGATGAAGACATTTCAACCGTGACAATGTAACTATTTGAGTTTCCGCGTTTAATTCTTCTTCTGTTGGTACTGGTACTGCTAGATTTATCTTGAAGAACTCCATATTCAATTGGACTGTATGGAACTGCAAGAACACCATTATCATTATTCAAATCAGAAGCATAAATTCCTCTTACACGATAATCCACAGTACCGACAGGAAATTTAAGATCTGCTGAAGATAGAATAAATTTATCAATATTTGTTAAAGATGCTGGTGGTTCTTCAAGATTGAATGTTGATGTTCCAGAAGAACTGAATACAGCCTTATTAATTCTAAACATCAAATCTTGATTTTGATATGGGCTCCATGTTGAACTGTTTTGAGATCTAAACAATGAACCAGCATATGGCTGCTCAGAAATTCTTCTTTCTGGAGATGAGCCCAAAACTGTTTGTCCAAGTTCTGCAATATAAAGTTCATAGTCTGGTGAATCAGATCCAACGATGAGAGCATATTCACGATTTGGTTCCAAGTAAACTGGATCGTCAAAAGTGAATTTTGTCAAAGAACTTGCATCAGAAACATTTGGTAGTGATGAGACCTTTACATCTTTTGCTTGAATTGTTTTAGCAGCCAAATATTTCTTAGTTGGATAGCCATTTTGAACTTCAGCAATTTTGACTGTAACTGGTAGCTGCATGCTGCCCAAAGCGACACTTGGCTTACTCTTAAAAAACAAATCAACAGAGGTAACAAAAATACCATAATTCTGTTTGTTGGTTGTTGGTTTAGGAGTAAAGAATGTTTGTGATAAACCATCCCCAAGAGGAATTCTTGGGGTAGTTGATGCTGTTGATCCCGTAATTGGACTTTTTGTTCCATCTGAATTATAAGCTCTTTCAGCTGGAGACAATGGAGCAACTAGATTATCTGCGTCTACTTCTGGGAATGGTGGTAATGTAGGGGTAGTCTGAATATTTTGAGTTGTTTTCAAAACTCCAGATGCAGCATAAGTTGCAGCAGCTCTCATTCCATAATCTGGATCATTGTAAGTATTTGTATCAGTAATCGTTAACAAACGATTTCCTGTTTTAAACTTATATCCTGGGAATGATGGAATATGGAAAATACCCGTTTCAGTGCCATATTCATCTACAATGAAATTGCCAATAGAGTAGTGAGTTGCAGAATCATAACCTAACTGAAGTGCGCTATTCAAAGTCACCTCAGTTCCACTTATACTGATGATTCGTTTAAGTTCGCCAACACCAGTACCAGCTGTAAAATAGATCAAATTGCTATTTAAAGATGGATGATTTGATGTATCATTTACTGAAAGTATGACAGAAGAGGTATTTGGATTCAAGGTATTAGCAAAAACACCAGATCTATGAGTATATGCAGTTATCTTAATGCTATTAGCAGAATTAAGAACACTTGTTACATTTCCGCCAACGACGAATTTATTCGCATTGAAAGAATTCACGCCCAGTGGTTTAGAGCTTGTATTTGATGCATTCCAAATACGAACATTTGCATTAGCACTAGTGCTTGTTGAATTTGCAATCAAACTTCCAGCAATAGGTTTAATTGCAAGAGTTCCTGGATTTTCAACATTATAATATTCAACAACACCTCTGAATGTCGCAGAATAGTAATCATTTGTTCCACTAGCAGTTTGATATACAACATCTCCAACAGAATAGTCAGCTGACATTGAGCTAATTAAATTAGCACCAACTGCTGTCACGTTAACAGTTATAAAGTTTTGATTTACATATAAAACATTTTCACCAGAGGTTGAAAGGACCTTGGCATAAACATTTCCACCCTGTGTGCTTCTAACACCCTCTCCTGGTGAGAATGTGTCAGATGTATTGAAATTAGTTACTGTTCCAACATTACAGTTTGCAAACGTTGTTCCTATTGTTAAACTGTCATGAGATGTTGCTGCTTCAACAAATAACTTAGCGGTGTCATCAAAATTACCAGAAAGTGAACGAATCACAATTGTAGAATTTGCAGTATACCAAGCATCTACAATTCCGTTGAATGTATTAACTGTATTTGATGTTCCTTGATATACGATATCGCTTGCTGCAAGAGATATAGAATTATTTCTTGATACTGTTACTACTTTCTTAGAATCTAAAACTATTTTATTTCCAACTTGACAAAAAGCGTTCACAGCAATGTCGTCAAAGAAAATCTTTGATAGCTTATATGGCTTCAAATTTCTAGCCGTAAATTCCACATCTCGACTTCGGATGTATGGAATAAGACTTGTGTCAACGACAACTTTTCCGAAATTTGTTGTTAAATTGTTTGGCATAGTTTATATTACCTGATAATGTTTATATTTCTACTTAAACTTTGTATCACTGAAATCGAATTCCAATGCTGCTCTGCCGTTGCCACCGCCGCCAGTAGCACCACTGCCGCCGCCTCCAGTTTTTCCGACCAAATTAATTGGTGTTGTCTTAGTTGGGTTTTGAGGTTCTAGCACTGGTGGTAATGGATCAACTTGTGGAATGTCAGTTGGTGGGAACCAAAGATCTGTAATTCCACCTTTACCCCACATGCCACCGTGTTGACATCCAGGGGCAACCACAACACCTGTTGTTCCAAAAGTAAAATTCATGCCCACATTTATAAAGCAAGGATCAAATTCAAGATCAATTGCAGGTGTTATAATTGGGAAAAATGGTGGGTCCTCCACTGGCGGTGTAGGTGGCGCTGGTGGTGGAGTTGGATCTGGTAAAACAGGCTCTGGTGGAATGACCACAGGTGGATCAGCTGGAGGATCTACTGGAGGCACATCATCTGGTGGTGGATCGACTGGATCATCACCAGGAGCAACGATAATTTGATTTACCACGTTTGTAGTATAATATTTGTTTACAATTGTTATCGGCGGAGCAGGCTCTTTAACAATTTCTCTGATTACGTGGTGATGTTCAATAATTCTTTCTGGAACAGAAATAATTTCTGGTTTAAGTGATTCATTGATCCAATAATCGGTTTCTGGGAATAGTTCAAGTGTACCATTAAATGATCCAAACAAGAACGGTTGAACTGAAACTGCATTATCTGAAGCAAGACCTTGTGTTATCGCTGGAGTTTCAGTATAATTTAGCGTAACAGTTTTCTTATTTTTCTTTGTTGTTGAATTTGCAATATTTTTAAATCCATAATTCAAAGTTAGAGCTGAAGGTGTCATAAATCCATCTTCTAGCGCAACACCAAACTCTGGATTTTTATAATCTGCAATATTAAAGTTGCTGAAGTTTTCACCAACAATACCAAATTTTTCTTTTTCAGTTCCATCTTCATATGCAGTTTTATCGCTCAATGCAAGCAACTCGACGTTATTGAAAGAAGTATAAAACTCAAGACTTTCAACTCTCTTTTGAAGATTGGCTAGATCGCGCATAGTGAGGCGACGATTATCGACGTATCTTAAATTAAACTCACGAACATCTGCGCCAAATGCAGGAACGTTAATTTGATAAAGAGTCATTGCATCATCAAGATCCTCTGGTGGAAGAGGTCTTGGGGCTGATTTACCAGAAATTACTCTGAATTCTTTATCTTTACTTAGAACAAGTTTATCAATTCTAGGTAGATAATAGTCATGAGAAAGTTCTGTTGTTTCATCTGGAAGCGGGATGTTTGGAACAGTATATGCGCCAGTTGCACTTCCTAAAGTTTGTGTTGGACGAAAATCTAGACAATCTCTCAAATAGTAGATTTCTCCAGTTGATGAGGTGTAAATAGGAATTGCACCGCCATCATATAATGGCTGAGAGTAAGAATCAGCTGAGAAGAATGAAACATTCGTTCCAGTTGCATATATGTGCTGAAAGAAGTCAACATGAACCAGAAGTTTAGCTTCTGGACTATCATAACCAGATCTCAAAACTAGTTTTGTATGATCATATCGATCATCTCGTTGACCATAATCAACAAGGAATCTATTGGTAATATCTACTGCATTATCAGCATCTGGAACATTTGTGGTATTTCCAGCGATAACTCGACGAACTCTCACAACATCTGGCACAAACAATGAAATTGCATCTCCAGGGCGAACAGCATTATATGTTGGGTTTGTGAGCCAAATAAATCCGTTTGCGACGTCAATAGAAGCAACATGTCCTAAGTTTTGCAAACTAACTTCAGTGTTAGAAGTTGTTGAGTTAGATGTTGGATAATTGAATGGAGAAAGTGTTGCAACAGTATTTTGCATAAACACTTTTGTTCTCAATTTATCTTCTGAGTCATTTTCCTTTACATTTAAAATAATATCAGCTTTTAAAATATCTGGAATTCCAGTATCAATTGTAATTGTGTCTACTGGGGCTCCACTTAGTGATACATTAGCTGATGTCAATTGAACAACAGATCCATTAGGGAAACTTGTATTTCCATTATTATTTCGAACAACAAACACTAAATTATCTTGTATAGCGCTGGTTGAATCTGCCCAGTCAATTGTTTCAAAGTTCTCAAGACCAGAACCTTGAGAAATAGTAAATTCGCCAGGATTACCCGTATTTGAACGATCAGCAATGTATTTGGCGTGTCTATAATCTGCATTGTTTAATGACGTGCGGCGAACAAATGTTCCAGGCAACTTGAAAATTAACAAGTTTCTTTTTGGGTCTTCAATGAACGTTTCATTGTTGACTAAAGTAGATTGAAGAGCAACGTCAAAAGCCACATTTGCATTTGTTGCGAGTGTATTAGCAACTACTGGTCCAGAGCAAAAACTCTTAGCATCTTTGATTCCGAAATTGAATTGTATAACAGTATTTGAATCTGGCACGCCCAAGTTGTCAAATGGTCGATCTAGGTAGAAATGAAGATTTGCGCCACCGACGTTATTAGCAGCTGCAGTAATTAAACGGCTTTGACCAGAAACATTTTGAGTATATGTTGATTGTACAAATACAGATAATGGATTAGTTGTAGAATTTGTTGCGACAATAGTTTTGTCCCATGCTCTGTTTACTGTCAAAAAGTCACCTGCAGTGTTCACTGAGACAACTTCACGCACCATGTCAGCAACACGAATTATACTTCCTGGAGAAACATTACCAGTAAATACACTTGCAACTGTACTATTTGCATTAAGTCTATATGAATTTGTGAATACATTCGCAACATTTACGTTTGCAACTGGATCCAAACGAACTGGAAGTATCGTTACAGAGACATTAATGAAGTTATTGACATTTGCGCAAAAGTTTTGTGTAACCACAAGTGTTTGCGCATTTGGACTTGCTTCTTTTACTTTTAATATTTTCGGTTCAATATTGATGTCAGTCAAATAAATCTTATAAATGCCATTTGAGTCAGTATTTGCATTAAACAAGTCTGGATTTTGACGCACAAAGTTTTTGACACGAGCAGATCCAATACGAGTATTTGCATAAACAAATGCATTTGCAGTTTCATTGCCTGCTCCCGTAGCGAAAATACAACTACGTCTTCCAAGATGAACATCTACTTTTTCTAGAGCGGCAATATTAATGAATCCGTTACTGCTTCCTTTTAGATTGGTAACATAAATGAAATTGCCATATGAGGTATCAACATCGATATCAACTAATGATTTAATATCTTCAGCGCCTCTTGGCTTTGGCGTTGTAACTTTAAGTGTTCCGATCGTCTCAAACTCGAAACCTTTTACATAGGCTTTTCCAGGTTCAATTGAAAGGACATAGTTGTTCGCATCAGCGCCATCATTAATTGTTGCGCGAAATGGACGAACAACATAGTCTCCTGATTCATCGAATGTTCGACGAGCCAGAGTTTTTTCTAGTTCTGCATAAACAGGATATTTGACTTGCTTAGTGATTGCGCCATTTTCAACGCGCATCAATTCAAAAAATTGTGATTCGTCGACAATTGAATCTAGAGGGCGAGTTGTTAGCGTTAAGTTGTATTGATAGCGATCAGCGCCTGGAGCTTGATAATTAAATGATCCTTGCGCTGGATCGAGAAGCGTTGTGTCAATTGCAGCATCTACAATTTCGTCTGAAATTTCTAGACCAATCTTAACGTTTGCAGACACGTCATATGGATTTACAACAGTCGTTTGATCACTAACTTTTACAAAAAATCCATCAACATAAAACACACCTTCGTTGATTGAACACACAAGGGCTGGACCAGTTGAATTTGAAGAAACCATTTTTGCTTCTGTGGTTGTTCCAGCCACACGAACGTTTGAAGCGTCTGTAAATTGATTTCCTGTAATATACTTTACGAGTAGAGTTGGTGTTCCATCTGTTGGGTAATATGTTGTCAATACTTTAGCTTGAACTGTTCCGTCTAAACTACGAACAATTCTACCATCAAAAAGTTCAACTTCTACGTCTTCGTTATTAAAACTTTCTTCGAGTTTTAGAAATTGAACTTTATTGTCGAGCGTGAGATTTCCGCCAATAACAGGAGAACCATCTTGGAAAATATGATCGCCAAACTGCTTTATTTGATTTTGAAGAATAGATTGAATTTGCGTAAGTTCACGCGCTTGGACAGAATATCCAGGCTTGAACAAAATGCGCATATAGTTATTATCTAAAGCATTTTGCTCAAAATCGTCGTAATATGGGTCAACGTTAAATTGCATATTTCTTTACCTAGAATGTCAAGACTATTTTTAATTGTTCAATTTGATCTTCATCTCTAACAACATTTTGTCTATTTTCAACATAAACAACTTCGCCGCTATAGAGTTTAATTTCAGAATTAGAGATTGATAAAACGGTGGCTACAGTTCCAGAAGTTTGCCCTCTTATTAATTCGGCAGCTGAAAATGTTCCAGTGATATTATTTATATACAAATAATTATCAGATGCACTCCAATGCGATACATTAGCGACCATTGTTGCAGTTGATAGAGAAGATCCGATAAACACAGTTTCATCATTTATGTAATTTGAAATACCTGGATCACTTACCAAAACACGTGTTGAAACTCTATAATTTGTATTATTTGCTATCCACGCTGAATTTGCGATCAAAGGGTCATCGATAATGCTTATTTGATTGAAATCGAAAGTATTGATCACATCTGAAGTCGGAAGTGTTGTATTTTCATCTCCATCCAACTCAACTGAAACCATCAAACTTCTAGCGCCCAGTTCTCTTGCAGGGAAAAATCCATGACCGCCCTGAGGTGAAAATTCTATGTCGAAAATCGCGTTAGAGCGTTGAATAGTTGCAATAGCTGTATTTGTTGAATATGTAAATGCAGTATTAACGCTTAGAGAGGTATTGCTCAGAACACTTACAACATTTCTAGATTCGCCGTTTATAGTAATTATATCATTTACAAAAACGTTTCCATTAAAGTAAGTGGTGTTTGATAGGTTTCCACTCACAACAGTTCCAGAAACATTAACTGTTCCTGTCAGAGTAGTATTACCAAGTTTTGTTGTATCAGTTACAGTGACTACACCAGTTGTGTAATTATTCCCACCATTTAAGATGGTAACTTCTGTTATCACTCCATTAGAAACCTTACATGAAAGATTAGCATTAGCTCCGTCGGTATTTGTTACACTTAAAATTCTTGCAGTATTTGAGCTTCCACCGCCTAGATGTCCAGAGCCGCCCCATAGAGTATTGATAATATCAATTCTACCTTCTGATGTTGCAGCAACAACAGATGCTTCATTGGAAACTGGCATCCATTTGTTTGTAAAGAATTTTTGCTTCAAGCCAGGAGCAATAGTATAGAGATATTTCCATTTATAACCATCAGAGGTTAAGATAAATGGATTTTCAGGTAGTTGACCATCGATGTCAATCGTTGGTTCCACGGTAGAGTTAGCTTTACTGTTATTGAAGAGACATTTAAAAACTTGATCTCGAGTATTTCTAACATAAAAATTATTCGCATATAGAGGATAAGTATTATCTCTGCGAAATATTTCAGTATTTGAATTAGAATAAGTCAAGTTTGCATTTACTGCGATTACCTTATTGCTTCGTACTGCAATAACTTCTCTAGTGTCCTCACCAATAACAATAGTATTTCCTATAGAGACGTTTCCAATAAAATTGACAGTATTTGAAACAATAACTCTACTATTACTTAAAAGAGTAAGCCTTCCATCTGTATTTGTATTCGCAAATGAGCTATTAACCACAATTATGGTATTACTTGGAACTGAGACAACTGTTTTGATAGCCGAATTTACAAGAATTTGATCTCCTGCGAACACGAATTGTTCGAATACCGTTCCATTTCCAGTAACGATGTTTGATGCAGCTATGTTTACAGTGCCACTAATAATTGTATTGGCGTTGGAGTTTGCTGTTCCAATTCCTACAAAGTCTTCAAACGAGTACAGATCAACATCGTCTTCATATGGATCATATGCAACATTTTCAGCCCAATCTCTACGAGCCACTACCGTTTGCATATCAGCTGCTTGAATCTTTTTAAGAGAAATTAAATTTCTGTAAAGTTCATTTATTTTATTTGTTGTGAACGATACCGATTCCACATTTTCAGATGAAGAACCGAAACTTAAAGATCTTCCAATTCCTACGAAAACATTAGCGTCATTTGAAAAATGATCTTTTATGTCATCGGCGATGAACTTAGAAAAGAGTGGTGTAAGTTTAGATTTCATGTATTCCTCAGTACGAATTGAGCGAAATAATCTTGAATGGGTAGCTAGTTGATGAATAATCAGGAACAACTAGGTAAACAACATTTGTTAAATTTGTATTATAAATCGCTGTGTTCATCGTTACAACATTTCCAGAAATTGCATCTATTTCTTTCGTTAGAATACTATTCGCAACAAGATATTTATCTTCCGCGTCGTTTGTGAATGACGTATTTACAGTGAGATTATTATCATCTGTAACAACAGTCACGAGTCTAGATTCTCCGTTTACAGTGATCTCACTTCCAACAATAACGTTTCCAAGGAAATATGTTGTATTAGAGCCAGTAGTATTGCCTTCCACGCTCGTTCCACTTACATTCACAGTTCCCGTAATTGTTACATTTGGTACATTTACTCTAATTTTATCTCCAGTTTGTATAAAATCAGAGATAGTATTTGTATTTCCAACGACTATTCCAGAAGTATTTCCGCTTTGAAGTGTTATTTTACCCTGACCTGGATAGATGAAGTCTCCAAAAACTTCTAGTTCTGTATTACTACTTACTGCAGAAACAATTTTAGAGATAGAGCGAAGTGGATTTGTTAAGTCGCTAATAATAAACAGATCTCCAGGTTCAACCAAAGTATCTGGAGCTAGGAAGTTGGTGTCAGAACCCGTCACAACATTTGAGGTCGGGTCTGAAACTGTTATTAATGCTGTGTTTAAAGAGGTTAAATTAATTGCTCTTATGATATCAACGTTCGAACTTGAATTTGCAAGCTCATTATATTCTTGTTTCAAAATAGTTTTTGAGACAACCAACATTCCACTTGGATGTACAATATTTTTTAGTGGCGTTTCGAAGTCGACAAGATTCTTTTCTGATTGAACGATATATGAGAAATTTTGATATAATCTATCGTCTTGAAGTTTCTTATCAGAGCTTGGGAATCCATCAGTATTTAAATAGAATCCATTAAATTCGATCAATCCATTTGCAAAAAGTGCGACAGCTTTTGCTCTGCCATCTCCATAATACATTGGATTTGGGAGACCTGTTGCAATAACGGTAGATGGATATTGTAAAGGTGCAGGAACGTTAGCTGCAGTATTCACATTAGCATAAACATTATTTTGTGTTACTAGGTCAACAGTACTGTCGATACTTCCTGAATAATTAAATAATCGAAGCAACCCAGTTGTTCGAATATATTGCTTAACGTTGGCTCTGAAAGTTGAATTAGCTAAACTTGGTCCTTGATAGATGTACTCACCTTCAACAAAAGAATCTAGCTCAGAAATAGGATTGATAATCGTATCAACTATCTTCATGTTTACGTTTGGAGTTGCTACATAGTCAAATCCGCGATAAACCAAGCGGAGATCTCGTATTCTACCAATAGCGTTTGTTCCAACAGTATTCTCAACGCCATCACCGAACAAATATGCTGTAAGAACTGCGCCAGATCCACCTGATGTTGAAATGTTAGCCGTTGGACGAATTAAATGCCCTTCGCCTCGATCTGTGAGTGTTACAGAAGTGATTGTGCCTGTCGTGTTCACATTTACAAAAGCGTTACCACCATATCCTCGACCTTCAAATGTAATCGTGTCGCCATTGGCATATCCAGTGCCGCCATTGTTGATCCAAACGTGAGCTATTCTGCCCAAGTCTCTAAATGTTTGCCAATAGGCTCTTTTATTAACAGTCTCAGTTTCATAATCATAGCTCTCAGAAATATGACTATCATAATGAGATGTGATTTGAAGAGCAGGTGCAGATCTAAATCCAAATCCGCCATCTTCCACCGCGATGAGTGCAATACCACCAGTATTCACAGTTTCAAAATCAAGACACTGTTGAATTTGAGAATTTAAATTTGCAGGAACAAAATATGTGGATATAGAGTTATAGACAAAAGACTTGGCTGTGTTTTTTGTGTTAATTTGAGCGCCATTTAAAATAATAGGCAAATCGCTAGTTGAAATCAACGCGCTATTTGAACCCTTAATATCGTATACTAATAGATCCCCAGTATTTGCACTTATACCCCCAACACCGAAAATTGCATTATTTGGAGTTGCGATTTTTGCAGTAAAGAGGGCATCTGTAAAATTATTTCCATTAGCCCAAACTTCTTCATAATTATTGTATGGATCATCTTCATCATTTTCAGTGACATTGATTACAGCGTTTCTATTATTCACAGTGAACGCTGCTAAATTTGCTATACCAATAACTGTATCGCTCAAATAATCAATAACAGTTTTATCATAAGTTATTGCTTCTAAAAAGTTTTGTTGACTATTTGTTGTGCAAGCAGTTACATTAATAGCAATAACACGAAGATCTGTGTTAGCATTAGAATTTGGATCATCAGCAGTCGAGCGAAGTGCTATAGTCTCAGTATTTGAATAAATTCTATATCCATATCCTGGAAATGTTGTGGCAACAGATTCAATAGAACCAACACTTACATTTCCAACTATTGCTACTGCATCGTTTGCTTCTGCAGTTGTAGCCAATCCACCAGTAATGACCACTGGATCGCCTACGTTATACAACAATCCTCTTCGACGTTGTCTTGGATCTGTTCTAATGCTAGAATCAATACGAACATTTGAAATGGTGCCGATAATTTTCTCAGAGAAAGTTTGTTCTACACCATTTTGATCAATGTAATTGACAGTAATATATTCACCATTTTCAAACAATTTTCTAATATTCGAGATATAAATCTCAATTACTTCGATTCCATTTGTTGGATCAATTGTTCTGTTCGCAGTTTCAATAACGCATGTTGCACCAGATACGTTACCAGTGACAAGGCGTTTTTCAAGAAGATTGACATCTAAGTTTTTATTGGTTTCACCAACTGTAATACGAAATGCTCTTGGAAGTTTCCATTTACCATCAGAAGCAATCAGAATTTGTTCTTTTGGGTAATTGATTTCAATATCTTCATTGAATAATGCTTTAAATAGCCACTTGATAGATTCTTCACTACCTTTTTGAGAATAAAATTCTCTGGCGCTTTTTAGTATTTTCTTGATATCAAGAGAAGTGTTTTCTGGGAAATAAGGTAGAAGTTCTTGTTTGAAATAGCGAACAAAATCATCAGGAGTAGAATCAATATCTCTATAATCTGCTATTTCAGCAGCCTGATAAACTGTATTTCCAGCACTGCTGGAAATTCCCTCTGGATTATTTTGCTCTAACCATTGATAGTATAACTCAATAAAACGCTGAAATTGAGGATGATTTGCCTTGACGAAGTCAGGCAATTGTGAGCCTATTAGAGCTGAAATAGTTTTTTCTGTTGCAGCCATATTATTCAATTACAGCATTAATTGTAGTGGTTATAGAAGTTGGGTCTGATTGATCTAAAGTTAAAATTCTATTTTTCTCAGAACTGAAAACTTTCGATACTGGAATTGCTTTAATTATCATAGTTTCAAAGGGATCTGATACAGATATTGGTGAAAAATTTTCCAAAACAATTTTACCGACTTGATAATCTATCGTGCCTGCATCGTTTGTAATTGTTTTCTTAATATTATTTGTATCGAAATAATAGATTCGAAGTTTTCCTGTTCGACCTTGTAGATTTGCTCTCAATGTCGCCCCTGATCCGCCACCGCCAAGTATTCTTGCTGTAGCTGATGTATACCCAGAACCCTCATTTACAATTTCAACACTGCGAATCGCTCCATTTACAATTATCGCTCTAGCTGTTGCACCCTGACCGTCGCCTTCAATGACCACTGTTGGAGTTGTAGTATAACCACTACCTCCAGTCAATACCTGAATTTCTTCAACACCTGTGAATGATTGTAAAACTTCTTCAATAAAGCAATTTCTTTCAACGCCTGTACTATCAAAATATCCAAATGAAGGAGAAGAAACAATTCTTTCAGTCGTAGTCCCTTGTTTCAACTCTGTATCGAAATTTAAAATATAGTCTGTGGTTCTTGTTGTATCGACAGTAAATCGCTTTTCTAAGAAAACTTTAATATCATTATTCGTGATAGAATTTTCAGCATCATCAATTGCTCTAGACAAACGAGAAACTTTGAAGCTATTATTAAAAGTGTCAAGGTTTGTATTTGCAAAATTTCTAATAGAGTTTATAACTAGAGCACGAACTTCTTCGCCTGTTCTGTTTGTTTTTGTTGGATTATAATTGACATCAACCACCAAATTCAAATAATTGTAATCTGCAGCAACATATTCTGGAGCAACGGTTAAAACTGAAAATGGCTTCAAAACTGAATTTTTCACGAATTCAATTTCAGTTTCCGTAATTTCATATCCACCTAATGGTTTTGCAGTAAAAAATACTTTTCCATAGACAGGTGGATCATTTTCCTCGCCACCCCAAACATTTACTGCTTCGAAGTATGGATAATCGCGATTAATCAATGCGATGTAGTCGTTTTTAGTTACAGCTCTATTTTGAGCGATAAATGACTTAGGCGCAGTAAATCGGATTTGATCAATAGTTTCTTCTGGCGCACCAGATGATGATTCAGCAACTAGAGAAATAGTTGTGGTTGCTCCAGTTAAAATGTTATCGAGCAATCTAAAATCTTTAAGATTATTTGCATTTTGTCCTGTAGTAACGAGATACGAAACAATAACAATGTTTCCTTCAGTAATTTTCTTCCCGATTATTCCGTCCCCGAAATAAATCTGATATCTTCCATTTTTATTTTCATCAAGATAATACACTAAAGCATCTGGATCGACATCTGTGGCGTCTTGCGCTAGAATGTAAGTTTCTTGATTTGCGTTTTGATCAGAATTTTGTACAACAACCTCAATAGTTGAAGTATCAATTCCAATATCAGGAAGTTCAAAAACTTGACGAGGATTGGTTTGAGAGTTGTAGGTGAACGTAAATGTGACTGGCTGTCCCTCTTTAATTTCAACGTTTTGAGCGACAAATAATCCAGTTGAAACATTCTTAGTGACAATTCTTGAACTTGGTGTTGTGAAAATATAGTTTACACCATCTTTTGTTTCTGATACAAATCGAGTAAATCTAGGAATAATAATAGAAGAATTAGAATCTCCAGCGACTGGCGCGATTGTTAGATTCAATGCTGCTCTAGAAGCCACGCGAGATCTTGGAGTATAACCCAAGAGTTTGGCATGAGAAACAACTGAACCACGAGTGAGTGCAGTATCAATAAACATTTCGTTGGATACCATATTCAAATAGTATCCCATGTAGTGCGTATTATAAGCAAGCAAGTCTAGCAAAACAGACATGCCTGAACCCTCAAAGTTGTAGTCGCTAAACTCTGACTGAGACTTGAGGTAGTTCTTCAGATTGGTTTTGATAGTATCAAAATCCAACTCGGCAACTTTAAGTTTTGCATCAATATTTGCCATGTTATCTTACTCGTTCTAGGAATAGGGTAATAGTGATTGGGTCTGGATCATTCTTAATAAAAAATTTAATCGCAACATTGTATAGATTTTCATCAGGAAACGGCTCAACCTGAACATCCAATAAATCTATACGCGGTTCAAAGTTGGCTAATGTTCTTGTAATTTCTTCGCGAATATTATTCGTTGTAATATCATCCACTGGCTCGAACAAATATCTTTTTAGATTACACCCCAAGTCAGGATTAAACAGTCTTTCATAGTTTGAGGTCTGCAACAAATTTGATATAGACGCCGCGATGGCTTCTTCATTTGTTTTCTTAAGAACATCTTTCGTGATCGGATTTGCAAGAAAATCCAAATCGATATCTTTATATGTTCTTGTATTAAGTGCTATCGCCATTTTAGCGGTTTTCCTATAGGATTTCCAATTTATTTATACTATGCTGCATCAAGAGCGACGCTTTCATTCAATCCTACAGAAACGCCATATCCAATGTCTATAGAAGTTGGGACTCCAATAAGTTGTAGGAACTGACAAAAATTGAACGTGATCCATTGTGTCAAAGCACTTAATCCGATGGCATTAAAGAATGCGGTGACCTTTTGCATCCACTGTCTAATGAGATACTCTGGCCAATCTTCGCCGAAATCTCGCAATGCTTCCAGCTTTCGTTCTATTTTTTGCTCCAAACTTGTGACATAGGTTTCTATATCACCGCCTGTAATCTGATCAATACCGAACCCTGCTACTGAAATTGAATCGATGGCGTCTAATATGGCTTGGCGAATCTCATTTTTAATATCATCAGGCGCTGTTTTCAATTGCGCTCTTAGCGAAGCAATTTTAGCTTCAATCAAACCCTTCACATTTAAATCTGTCAACGCAGGTAGAGCTGGCAAACCTAATGCGTCCCAAATGGTTTTAAATTTACTAATTAATCCTCCAAACGCATCAAAAAGAATCTTTAAACCACCTTTTTTGAGCTGCCCCATAATATATGACCATGTAATTTCAGCTTTTATGGCATCTGAGTCTATACCATTTTCTCCTGCATAGCTTTTATAGGGTTCAGGTATAAGGCTATGAAATGAATCGACATTTTGTTGAATTTGTTCCTTCAGTCCCGCGCGATATCCTGCATCAGAAAATATTTTAACAACATCAATGCTCAATCCAAGTACAGGAATACTAAAACTAATGGGTAGAACTGCATTAATAATCTCCATCATTTTAGACTGAAGATATAAATGATACTCTTGCGTCAGAGCTGTCATTCTACGTTCCCATTCTAAATCTGGAATGCTAACTCCAACGTAGACTGGGTCAGTCACCGATATCGGAAAATTTCCCAATGCATCTTTAATCTGATCTATACGTTTGCGAATATCGTCAGCAGTTTGACGAAAATTAAGTATTTGCTGCTCTAACTCAGCTTTCACGCTATCTGAAATGTTAGGATCAAATGCTAATCTTTCCTCAGCAGCTGCCAGTTCAGCTTCTATTTTAGAAGGCACAGAAGCAAGTTCGGTGAAGATATTCACCAAGTCTGCTTTTGTAGGCAACAACGTTGCTGGACATGGAATAGAAATAGCCGTCATTTTTAACCAGTATTAGATGATCGTCGATTTGCTGCAGCGATAGCCAGTAATGCATTAGTTTGATCTGCAGTGATCAATTCACTGGTGCTAGTTGTAGTAACAGTTTCAGTTCTAGGATAAACTCTCTTGCCCGTCACAGTTACTTCTTGCGGTATATTTTTAGATTTATCAATTTCAGTTTTAATATCTTGGTCGACATCAAACGCAATATTCTTAGCTGCAGATTTATCAATCACTTGATCGATTTTACCAAGAATATTTTGTTTTTCAGTTCCAGCTAAACTTAGTATATCACCACGTTTATTATTAATGGATGTTTCAAGCTCAGTCACTTTAGCCTGTATTTCACCTAATGGAGAATTAGAATCCAAGGATTTAATCGCTCCATCAAGCTCACCTTTCAATTCCTGGGTAGCGCCTGATACGCTGGCAGTTATGCCATCAATCGTTTTACCTACAGCATCTGTAACTGCTCCAACTGCTCCCGCTACAGCACCAGTCACTGCGCTGACTGCTCCACTCACCGCACCAGTCACTGCGCTGACTGCTGATGTTACACCTGAGAGGACACCGTCTATTGCTCCTGCAACTCCAGTGCCACCAGAGGAAGCTGTGTTTGCTGCAGCATTAGCAGCTGCAGTTGCTTCGCTTGTAATGGCACTGCTGCCACCACCTGATAGTCCTGTCCCCGAAGCCATTGTCGCAGAACCTGATTGCATATTGATCTGAGCAGCAGGAATATCCACTGTTGA